TTGCTTACCGACACAAAATTAAGAAAAGCTCTTGGCAAAAAGAGAGACCAGATCGAGGTCATATCGGACGCCCATGGTCTGAATGTCCGGTTGTCTACTTCCGGCAGTATAACATTCTTTTACCGCTACAGATGGAACGGGAAAGCCGCTCAGCTAACGATTGGCGATTATCCCACCACCTCCTTATCTCAAGCTCGCGAACGTAGACAGCAGTTCAGGGCCTGGTTGACAGAAGGACTCGATCCGAGACGGCAAACAGTTCTGGAGAAACAGAAAAAAGTCGAAGCGCTCACCGTTAAAGAGGCTTTCGATTACTGGGAAAAGTATTACTGCATCCCTGAAGGTCTTGTGAAAATCAAGGTTAACCGGCGGGACTTCAATAACCATATAGCGCCTGTGCTGGGGAACATGATTGTTGATCAGACTACTAAAGCGCACTGGCTTAACCTTTTTGATGGCATGGGGCGAAGAGTTGTCACTGGTCAGATGCTTGGGCTGATGCAGCGTACGTTCCGTTTTTGCTCCAATCGAGGTGTAATTAATGTGAACCCAATTGAGAGCCTTAGGCGCTCTGACGTAGGTCTCACAGCATCCGTAAAAGATCGCAGATTGAGTGATGAGGAAATCAAAACTGTTTGGAACATCCTTCCTGAATTGAAGTACAGACAACAGCTGATAATGAAGTTTCTCATTATGACTGGCTGCCGGAGTACAGAGATCAGGACAGCAAGATGGGAGTGGTTCGATTTCCATGAGCAAACGTGGACCATTCCGGCAAGCGATTATAAAACCGGGAAATCGGTCAGAAGGGCACTTCCCGAGGCAGTAGTAAGAATGATGTTAGCAGAGAAGGAAACGTCAGTTTCAAAACATGTTGTGACACTGTCACGCTACAGGGGGCCAGAAGATGACAGACCGCCACTACAACCAAACGTCGCTCTGTTTTCTGCTCAGATTATAGCTAAAACAGGCATGAAGCCCTGGTCTCTCCATGACCTCAGGCGAACAGTGGCGACACGCCTTTCTGAATTAGGTGCGCCGCCACATGTTGTGGAAAAACTGCTTGGCCATCATATGGCAGGTGTCATGGCACGTTATAACCTGCATGATTATCTGGATGATCAGCGTCACTGGCTTGCTGTTTGGCAGGATCACCTTGAGAAGCTGGTTGGTCAGCCTCTGGTTTGATCCCCACGTTATCTTCCCAGGCCAACAAGTCTGAAAGTCTCCACCTTTTAGGGCTGCCATTTATTTTAGGCTGCGGGAATGGCTGAGCAAAGTAAGAGGGCATCCGGGATGGGGTGCTCCAGAAATAAAGTGTGCTGCGCGATATTTTGTATCTGGACAGAACGTCATCGGTTATCAAAATTTCATCTGATTTATGAGATGTATTAGTCATAAAAACCCCTTAGTTACATTGTCCAGGCAGATGGTGTAGCCGGCGCGCGCAGCTCATGGCTGTGGCCACATAGCTACTTTTTCTGTTAACAACTTCTACAGTGATCTTTGAGCCTTGAACCACCACCGTATAAGTTCTCTTTGTTTTCTGTCGCCCGTAGGCTCCATAAAGCTCAACGTGCTTTGCCAGTGCCGCATCGCACGCCTGGCGGCCCAGAGGGGAGTGTCTGCTTCGGTTAATCAATCGCATATACATTCCTTTATCGGGAGAGTTTCCCCTCCCAATCTGGTTAACCCACGTATTCCGGTTTCATATCGTCCAGGGCGATGCGGAACTGGTCATACAGTTCATCACCGAGGTGGCGTTTCGCGCCGTTGAGAATGCCTTCAGCTTTAGCGAACAGTTCGACGGCTTCCGGTTCTCCGGGATTAGGTAGAGAGTTGATCGCGGCCTCAACTTTGTTTCGGGCGTCTACCATGAAATAACGCTGCACGGCTTTACCTTTCAGTTCGGTGAAAAGAACAGTGCCCAACACAGCTTTCTCTTTATCCAGATCCGCCCTGATGGCTTTTGCTGCATCGACCGATTCGGCGCGCTCAATGCGGTCACGGAAATCATCTGCCAGGGAATCAATATTGAGAGCTGAATCCTGCGCGCTGGTGGTGATGTCTGTTCCGCTGGTAATCTCTGCGACAGACATTCTTTGCGCCGGCGCCGGGTTTATTTCTCGCTCGGTCCTTTGTTCAACTTCATCCGGGCTGTAAACACCCAGGATGACTTCCGGGCAATACAGCCGTGCCCAGTATTTGACGCCCAGATAAGCGATCTGCTGTTTCGGGTTAGAAACCCACAAAGGAGAATTACGTGTGACGACTCCAGAGAGATAAAGTGGCTCCCCCCAGGTGATTTCTGATTCACCGCGCAGAATCGCGCCGACCTGGACGAATAACCCGATTTCGTCTTCATCAGTCCAGCCGCGCACCCGTTCTGTAACGCTGTATTTCCCATTTTTACCGTGTTTTTCCCTGGTAATTTCCTGCGTCCTTGTGCAACGTTCCCAGTCGCCGCCGTAGCGATAATGAAATCGACCGTTAATAGCGCTGGAACTGGCGATTACCGCGTTGACGAGCTGGGCTTCATATCCGAGCACGCCGTTTACCAGATGCGTTTTTTGCGCGACTGCATAGGGATTCATGCCCCACTGCATAGCCTGCATAACGATGGCCATGCAATCGGCTGGCTTACCTGCAAGGTGAGCTGGCACTGTCACTTGTGAATCAGCCATAAGGTTTGCGAAAGCAGTTAACTGACCGAGAGCCTGAACGTTAAAGATCGCGTTGCTAGCTGAAATGGTGTTTGGTGCCTGCTGTTCGGCTGTAACAATGTTAGTGTTTTCCATGACTGTTCCCCCTTATGCCTGTACGCGCAGCGCTTCGAGACGGCGCATATCAAAATCGTTAAGTTCTTCGGTGTAGTCTTCGGTAATCGGCGCCGGCCATTCGCCAGTGTCGAAACCGTTCGCGATGGCACGCATTGCTTTGCGATATTCCAGCATGCCGAGTTCCAGCAGTTCTTCGGATGCCTCGATAATGGCGATCCAGTGGTAGTTCTCGTCTTTGTTGACGAATATCCAGAAGAACTGGTCAAGGGCTGCGGTTTCGCAGTACATAGCCGCGCTCAGGTGGTAATCGCGCTCGATGATTTCCCGGTGCAGCTTCGCGCGCAGGCCTTCCTGCTGAATGTTCCACATACTGATGGTTTTCAGGTCCGCACCAATGCGCAGGCCGCCCATGTCTATTTCAAGGTCAGGGCGCACGCGAACTTCCAGCCCGGTTTCCTCATCAATGCCGAAATAGCTCACCTCGACGGCACGGCTCGGGTGCGTCAACAACTTGCCGGCGGTAGGGTGATTCAACAGTGCTTTCTGAATGGCCAGTGCCGTAGCCAGCTGCTGGCGGGTAACCAGCACTTTTCCTTCCGGGTTCTCGCGCCATGCATCCAGCAGCTCGTCGGCAAACACGGCATCCGGTTTTACCGATTTCACGGCTTGAATCAGATCGGCCTTTGTGCCAGAGACTTTCAGGGGCTGCGCCTTCTGTGCTTCCTGAGCAACCATGTCAGGATTAATAAGCGCCAGCTGTTCCAGTAAGACATCGCGGCCACCGCTGGTTTTCACCTGGGCGGGCAGGGTGGCGTTGTATTCTTTGATGCAGGCCTTCATTGCGGTGGCGGTTTGCTTCTGACCGTCTTCAATGCGCTGGAACTCAGCAGGTAAAGACATATAACCCTGGCCGGTTTCTTCAACTGATGTACCCAAGGGAACCTGGGCGGGCAGGTTCGCGTTGTATTCCTCCAGGAATCTCTTGATGTCCTCTGCGCTGAGCAAAACCGGAAGCCCGTTGTTGTATTCATCGATAAATGCGCGGATCGTCGCCGTCGTGGTGAAGGCGCCTTCCGGAATTTCCGGCTCGATACTGAATTCTTTTTCCAGCTGATCAGGCTGCAGCGCCAGTGCATGCACCAGATTGCCCATATCCAAAACAGGAGAGCGCACCTTCTGGATGGTTTTGGATACGTGGCGCGCCTCGAAATACATCAGCGATACCCGGGCATCTTTAACCATCGTGGAGCTGATGCCGTTAGCGGCGTGGTAGACCTCATTTGGCACGCCTTCATATCGACCAGGCTCGAAATACTCCGGCCATGCTGGTGCTGCTTGTTCAGCCTCTTCCTCTTCATCGCTATGAGCACTCTCGGAAACCTGGCTTTTCAGCACTTCGGCGGTAAGATCCGGGCAGCGTTCAGCCAGTATTTTGCTCATGTTCACGGCAATTGTTTGCGCAGGAGGCTCATCAGCGCCTTCGCCTGCTGATACCGCATTATCATTTTCGTCTTCGACCGGCTGAGCCGTTTCCATCTGCACATCGCTGGTGGTTTCCCCGGAATTAGCTGGATGTAATTTTTCCTCTGCAGCGCGCTGGCGCGCCTGGTCCACGATAGAAAGTGCTGGTGCTGGTGATGGCTGGCTATCCATCAGACCATCAATCGAAAAAACACCATTGCCCATGTTTGAAACTTCAGGCTGTTTGGGTTTGGTCAGGTCTTCGGTTATCCACTTCGGATCCGTGGGGTCACTGATGCCTTCGACATATTCGCCACGTTCGGCGGCCAGAACCTGATTAGCGTCAGGGCGTTTCTTTTGAGCTTCTTTCACCAGTTCGGTGCCAATTACCTGAAAGTCAGTTGGGAGAGTTTCCAGGTCAGGCACACCTTCATCTCCATCGATAGCCTTTTTCACAGCGTCCAGAGTGACGGCGGCAGATGAAACATGACCAGCTTTTTCAAGAGTCTCAGCAGAAGGGGCGTCATGCTTATGCTCGGTCAGGTTCGCATTGATATAGGTCTGCAGACTTACCGGGAAATGATGAATGTCGCTGGTGGCGCCACGAATAAGGGCAAAAATCGCGGCGCGGGAATAATCCAGGATGCCTGCAACCTTGCGCAGCGCTGCCGACCATTCCTTGAACGGACTTTCTTTCTTCTGAACGATCTCTTTGGCCCGGCGGTGAATTGATGCCGGGAAATTGTAGATATCGAAATCCATTGGCATTGTGGCCAGGGCTATTTCTACATCGAGCGTATCAAGGGTATGGGTGTAGTCAGGGTTGCGATCGGTTTTATTACCGCCGCCAGCATTAGTTCCTGCATCAGTTTTCAAAACCGAAGAAATGCAGTTACCGGCAGCCCATTCCCTGGTGAGAATGCCGCGGTCGATCGCGTTCGTGGCGAACCACAGCTTTGCAAACTGAATACGTTTGCCGAGCTCATGCCGTTTCCCTTCCGGGAAGACTTTTTTATTGGCGCTGGTGAATTTCCAGAGCGTCGGCATATCGTATTTTTTGATTTCAGGGATATTCTCGGCGGCCAGAATCAGATCCTGGACGGCTGCGTTATCAGTGTCCATTTCAAGAGCTGACAGCTCCTGCCGGTGAGGCATGCTGATATGATAAACGTGACGTTCTTCGGCCATGTACTGCGCCAGCAGCTGCGCGCGAAAGGGGAGTTCGGCCACGTTAAAAAGCGCGCTGGAATCGTCCTGGTATTCATCACTACCGAAAGTTTCCACGGTCTCAGAGGTTACTCCTGCATCATCGATGTGATGATCCGCAGGCACCTGACCTGGCTTCAGAGCCCAGGTGCGACCATCGTCGCCGAGCTGGTAGCGTTCGCACCATGAGTAATCGAGAACACCTTCCGCCGGCAGGTCATTGAATACCGGAAAATCGGTGCGAATTGGTTTTTGATAGTCTTTGCCGCGGCCTGTTTCGATCCCAGCGTCTTCCAGATCGACGTCCAGCTGCAGAAGGGCGCGAGCTTCTGATTTATTAGTGCGCCAGATTACGGCATCAGCTTTACGCGATTTTTGAGTCGCTTTTATCAGATAAAAATATTCCATGTGATAGCCTCTATTTTGGATGTAGAATCCCCCGGGCCATTGGTAGCGCCCATTCAGGGTGGTCATTGGTTTTGGTAATTTCCGGTGAAACTTTGGTCGGTGGCACCGGACGTACAGCCCGCTTCGGCGGGTTTACGTTAGCCCTCGTGAGCCATCTGGTCGTGAGAGGCGCAACGTTCAGAGCAATACTCTTTTTCTTTCCGTGCTAGCTGGTTCCCCTGGAGGTACAACAGGGTGCTTACCACTGGCTTTCCCTCGATTGCTTTACTGCAGTAACCGCATTTCTTCTGCATTCTTCCCCCTACATTTGCACCGTGAACCCGGCCGGATGCTCGTCCAGTAAACCTTTCAGTGGATAACATTCAGCTTTCACGTGTTGCTCTTCTGCAGCTGCCTTGCAGTCATTCTCAGTGTCGTAAACGCCGAGCAGGACATCCTGATTACCGCCCGTCAGCATGCTGACGGTGAGAACCAGGGCAAACATCGTGCTCATGAAGGGCCTCCTTTTTGCGCGAGCATGTAGCACACCCGGCGGATGAAAGCCGACAGCGGATTTAAACGAACAGCCTGCTGACGAGCGGGTTTGCGTGCGAAATCATTCATAGAAACAATCCCCTCAGTGCGCTGAAGAGCGCGATCCAGATGAAGAGCCCAATAACTGCTGAAATGATCAGGGCTCTGATGCCTTGCTTGCTCATTCCAACTCCTCATGTTTGCCTGTCTTTTAACCACTTCAGGCTCGGTGGTATGCTGGTAGTTCTCACACAGCCAGCAAGGAAATAAAAAATGTCAAAACTGACAACTATGAAAGTTGCTTGCCCTGATTGCGGAAGCGAGATGCTCAAGCGTCCCGATGATTTCGACTTTGATACAAATTTTGTTGGCGTCAGTTGTGCCAACTGTGGTCGAGAAATCACTAAGGACGATGTTGTTAAGCAAGGGACGGATGTTGTCAAAAAGCAGGTTGACGACATCCTCAGGGATGCCTTCAAGGGAACGGGCTGGAAGCTCAAGTAACCCCAGTAGTTCCTCGACCTGATTGATTACTTCCGTGGCGTCTATTTCGAGTTCAATAGGCGCCACCTTTACCTTACTCATCTCACCCTCATTGCCTTGTCGCCGGCCAGCGGAACGTTTATCGGAGCAACGCAGCGCGTTGTTGATGTAATGAGTTTAATCATTGCTAAACTATTCTGTAAAGTAAAAAGTAAACTTTTATGCGTAAAAAATTGAAGCCTTCAGATCCTGAGGCCCAAATGAAGGAAGGGGTTGTGAAAAAACCAAAGCCCGCCTTAGACGAGATTTGGTTTGGGAGGCGTGAGCGTTAACTGCGTGAAGCCAGTAACTCTTTGAAAAGTTCGTTGAATTTATTGAACTTAGATTCAAATTCAATTAGCGCTTCTTTCTTTGCGGAGTCAGGGAATCCACGAAAAAAAGTAATGAGCTTAAGTTCTTCTTCACTCAACACAAGACTTGGCGGTGTGCTTTGGGAGTCAGAGGTGTCTGAGTCAAGGAAGCCTGAGGGCATTCCGTAATCTCTTTCTAACCTTCTTGCCGCTCTTTCGCCAAAGGAACTGCGGCCATTTATCAATTGAGATAAATAGCTTTTCTCTTTCTCTGGAAGCGACTTTTCTGAGAACCATTCCTTAAGTCGCCTGCGTCTAATTTCCTGTGTCGTCATAGAAAGCATTTTGATTAGTAATTTATAAACAAGCAAATACTTGACGTTTTGGTTTAGTGTTTTATAAACTCACCGTAATCACATGAGGGAGCCACTATGCAACTTAAAGATTATCTAAACATGAAACGAGGCAGCTCCAAGGCCTTGGCTACAAAGCTCGAGGTATCGACTTCTTATCTTTCACAAATGGCATCTGGGATTGCTGCCATATCCCCATCTCGCGCCATACAAATAGAACAGCTTACGGAAGGCGCTGTTACCAGAGCAGATTGTTTCCCAGATGATTGGGAAACAATCTGGCCTGAGTTTATACCTCCTACAACTCCCCTAACTAACAGCTCCGAGCTTAATGGGGATTAACCATGCAAACACTTCCCTTTCAACAAAATACCGGATTCAACACCGGCGCTCTGATAAAGCGAAATCAGCTGAGAGAGTCAGATCACGACGCTATTCGCTCTGCTGTTCGCGCCTGGGCTGCAGCTGAGGGCCAGGATGTTGTGTCGGCACATATCATCGATGAGTGGCGCCAGCAGGGCGGCGAGGAGATCGCGTTCCCTGATGATATCAGCCGTGCCCGACAGAAGCTTTTTCGCTACCTGGACAACCCGGCCGAGTCTGAGCGCTATCGCGAGTACGTTCGCCTTCTTACCCCGGCAATCATGGCCGTTCTTCCGCTGGAGTTCCGACATCGTCTGATGCCTCAGGACGATATTTTGTCGCGCCTGTCTTCGGCCATGAAGGAATGCGCTGAAGCAAAGCAGGCGGTGATGCTGAACGCGCCAGAGCACCAGAAACTGAAGGAAGTGAGCGAGGGGATTGCGTCGCTTTTCAGGCTAATGCCTGAGCAGACAGGAGCGCTGATGACGATCGTGAGCTCAATGCTCGGCGTGATGTAAGCGAGGTTCCATGAATCACATCGAATTTATTGAAAAGAATGTCCGCGAGGAACTTCTTCGCCAGGGCTTCACGCAAGCAGTGGCTCAGGGGGGGCATACCAGGCGGTCGATATGTACAAGCGGATGTCACAGGCAAGCCGCAAAGGGGGAATGTTTGACGATGTTATGCGATACGCAAAGTTATGGGCTGAGAAGCAGACCAGCGCAGCTGAACGCCGGGAAGCAAAGCGGAAAGTGCGAAAGGGCGGCGACCAGGCTGGGTTGTTCTGAAAGGGTGAAGACTGTTGTGCGCCAACACAGCCAGTCTTCGGGGTGTGAAAAAAGGGCTCTTAGTTCACGGAGTGAGTATGTCAAATACCGCTGAAGTTATCAATTTTCCGATTAAAACCGAGCGTTCGGGAGGTCAAATGGCCGACCTGGCTAACGGGTATACCAAGATCGCAAACGAGATACAGAAGCTCAAGCCGCGTCTGCGGATGTCAGGTCGTGAGTGGCAGTGTCTTGAGGCTGTTATCTGGCTTACCTATGGATGGAACAAGAAGCAGGACCGAGTAACAAACACGGTGATTGCTGAGCTGACAGACCTCGGAGAGTCGCATATTTCCGACACAATCAAATCTCTCGCGGAGCGGAAAATTATCTTCGCTCATAAGCAGGGAGTGATGAAAATTGTCGGTATAAATACTGAGCTATCTGAGTGGATTTTAGACAAACCGAAAACGGGAAAACTCTTCCCGGAATCGGGAAAAGTGTTACCGAAAACGGGAAAACCTTTCCCGGAAACGGGAGACACCCAATACAAGAACAAGAACAATAGTAAAAGATCTTCTTCGTCTCGGAATTCTAAAGAATCCCGAAACGAGGAAACCTTGAAGTTTCTCTCTCGTCATCCAGAAGCGGCCGATGGGATTTATACCCCTGCGGGTAAATCCTGGGGAACAGCCGACGACCTCAAAGCCGCGCGATGGATTTTCGATAAAGCCCTGACCGTGAATGCCTCCCTCTCTGAGCCGAACTGGGTTGAATGGGCGAACACCATCCGCCTGATGCGTCTGCAGGACAAGCGCACTCACTATGAGATCTGCGAACTGTTCAAGTGGGCAAATGAGGACGGTTTCTGGCAGGAAAACATCCTTTGCCCCTCAAAACTACGTAAGAAATGGGATCAGCTCACAACTAAACGCCTGCGCAGCCATGGTCCATCAAGAAACTCCTCAGGCGCCAGTGCGCTGGACAACACAGACTGGATCGACGGGGTGCTCGAATGAAATCTATCGCAGAAAGCATGCACAACTTCGACCGTGAAAACTTCCAGCGAGTGGCTGCCGGGCTTCCGGAAATGCAGGACGAGCAGGCAGTAAAGCGCCAGGCGGCCAAGACTGCAGAGATCTTCAACGAGCTGTTCCGCCAACTGCTTGCCGTCTTCCCGGTGCTGGCCAACAAATCAGTGGAAGACCTCAACGAGATGCGTCGCCAGTGGTTGTTGGCGTTCAAAGAGAACGGGATCACCACGGTTGAGCAGATTAACGCAGGAATGCGGGTTGCGCGCAAACAGGAAAAACCATTCATGCCATCACCGGGACAGTTCGTCGCCTGGTGTCGTTCTGAGGAGGCGGTAACTGTAGGCCTGCCAGATGCGAGTGAGCTGGTTGAAATGGTTTACCAGTATTGCCGGACTCGCGGCCAGTATCCAGACGCTGAGTCGTACCCATGGCCTGAGCACAAAATCGAACCGTTAACGCTCAAACACAAAGCCTGCTACTGGATGGTTACTGGCTTGTACGCAGACATGCGCTCAAACGGCCTCAGCGACACTGAGTTGCGACGTAAGGCGCAGGATGAGCTGCTGCGTATGGTTCGTCGCTTGAATGCCGGGGAAGTGATTCCCGATCCGGTTAAACAGATCCCAAAGCTTGGCGGACGTCCGCTGAGTAACGAGCAGGGCTTAAACAAAATTGCGGAAATCCGCGCGAAATTCGGTTTAGGCAGAGGGCGGAATCATGGCTAGAGCATTGTCAGCAGTTGAGCGCAGAGAGTACGTCCGCGCAGTGATTCGGATCACCAGGCATCAGGGGCGCCTCACGACCACCGAGGCAATGAAAAAACTGGGGCTGAGCCGCGCTACTGTCCAGCGGTATTTTTCCGAAGCAGAAGCGACCGGCGAGGTTGTCCGGCATGGTCGTTTGGGGCTGTTCCGCGATCAGCGGGCCGTCATCGACTTTGACATGAAGCGTTTTGGCCTGGTGCCGAAAGTTGCTGTTGGGATGAATTACAGCCTGCTTGGCAGTCCTGTTTTTCAGCGAGTTTTAGATGTTCAGGAGGCTATTCATGGCTAAGAATTCAATCGATGTATACGGTGCCAGCGGCAAAACAAACGTGCTCAGTTTCGAGCCTGAAAACCTGCACCTGGTTACCGACAAAACGCACCCGCTTTACGATGAACGGGTCCACCTTCCTATCGACGAAGGAATGGTGCTGAACATCATGGACCAGGGCGTTCTTGAGCCGATTATCGTCTGGAAAGACCCGGAAACAGGGCTGTCTTGTGTGGTTGATGGTCGCCAGCGTGTGCGCCATACACTGGAAGCTAACAAGCGGCTGTCGAAAGCAGGAAAAGAACCGTTACTGGTTCCCGGGGTCCCTAAACGTGGCTCTGCCATTCGCATGGCGCAGGCGATGGTAAGTGCTAACGAAATCCGCCAGGCAGATACACCACTGGGCCGAGCAAAGAAAATGGCTGATGCGCTGGAACGCGGGCACGATGAGGATGATTTAGCGCTGATGTTTGGCGTGAGTGTCCAGACCGTCCGCGCAACTCTGTCACTGCTGGATGCCACCCAAGCTGTTCGCGATGCAGTGGAGTCCGGAACGGTCACCGTTACCCAGGCGCGTCAGTTGGCATCGCTTAAACCCGAAGAGCAACGGGTGAAGGTCAAGCAGATCGAGACAGCGACCGCCGGCACCACGGGCCATGAAAAAGCCCGGCGACAGCGCCAGGTTCTTGGTGAAGCAAAGCCGCGTATCAAATCACGCAAGGAAATTACAAAAGCACTCGAAGATGCCAGTGGCGAATATGCCGAGGCTCTGCGCTGGGTGCTTGGGGAGGCGATATGAATATTGATCCTGAGAATTACAGCAAATATACCCTCCGTCGGTTCGCCGCCATTCTGGATGTAATCTGCTGGGTGCTGATTGCCGTAGTAACCGTTGGGATCTGCATGTTTATTGAATGGTGGACAGCATGAACATCTCAACAGTAAACGAACTCATTCAGTCGCTGGAGAGCGCAGGCGAGCTGTCGATCAGAGAGCAGAAGTTCCTGAAGCTGGCGAAAGCGTACCAGCAGCTGGCTGCGGAGAATGTGGCGCTGAAAAAATCAGCGCCGGCACCGTTCAGTAAGCTGATGATGGAAGCGCTTGATACTTATCATTCGAAAGCTGACGACGTGCCTGAGTTGGCCATGCTGAGCGCATACGTAAAACTGCGCGATGGGCTCAAAACCTCCGCCACCGATCGCATCGTAGCCGAAGCCGAGGCGCGCGGAGTTGAGAAGGCTATCGCTCACCTGGAGAAAAAGTTCAGCAATATCGGCGTGCAGATCATGAATTTGCAATGGTTGGCGGATTCGCTGCGCGAGGGGGCCAAATGACCGAGCAAACCATCCTTGACATGTGCTGTGGCTCCCGCATGTTCTGGTTCGACAAACAGGACCCGCGTGCAGTGTTCGCCGACATTCGCTCCGAGCAGCACACCCTGTGCGACGGGCGCAGCTTGGTTATCAGCCCGGACATTATCGCCGACTTCCGCACGCTGCCGTTCGCTGACGCCTCTTTCCCCATTGTCGTGTTTGACCCGCCGCATCTTGAACGAGTTGGCGAAAACGCCTGGATGGGTAAAAAATACGGTCGCCTGAATAAAGACACCTGGCGCGATGACCTGCGTGCTGGGTTTAAAGAGGCATTTCGCGTACTGCGGCCACACGGCGTTCTTATTTTCAAATGGAACGAAACCCAGATACCGGTTAGCCAGATTCTGGCGCTCACTGACGAGAAGCCGGCTATCTGGCAACGCACAGGGAAAGCGGACAAAACGCACTGGGTAATTTTCGTGAAGAGGGCCGACAAATGAGCAGGCATGACTTCAGACGACCGATAGCTGATCACATCTCAAACATTCGCTCAGAGCTGGCAAAAGTACCAGCAGAAAAACGTCTTCACGTCATAGCCGAGGCGTTATACGACATGAACCCGACAGGAGCCGATGAGGTTCTTAGAGCTTCCTGTGGCTGCTATGAGTGGGATATCAGCATGGACTACCGCAGCGCCGACGTTCGTTATGCAGATAAAAAACAAACAGGAGGTGCCGCATGACTGATATCACCGAACTGGCGCTGATAAAGGGCCAAAAAGTTGAAGCTCCGTATTACCTGGCTGAGTGCACCGAATGCGGGAAGATGTATTCAAGCTCGAAATTGATTGTATCGCGCAACTATTTTGATGGCGACGCAGATTGTTATTGCCCGCACTGTAACGCTGATGATGCTGATATAGCGGATTTAGGGAGCGGCGAACAGCCTGCTGTAATGGCCTGGAACTATCAGCAGGCTCGCATTGACGTGCTGGTAGAGGCGCTGGAGAAGGCGCAGCAGCGCAACGCAGAACTTGAAGCGCAAAACGAATATATCCGTAAGCGCTATCAGCAACTGGATCTGCTGATCGGGAAAAATATCCTGGTTATGCAAGCCGCAATCATCGAATGGCAGGCCACTGGCGATGCTAAAAACGGGCTGGCGTGGATTTATAACACGCTCTTCGGCCCTGGCGAATTGCCTGATGAAGCGGAGAAAGACGCACAGGCCTATTTCGACCGCAAATATGCTCCGCTCGATGAAGAGCTTATGGCGCTTCACAAGTTGTTTTGGGAACAAAGCGAGGCTGAACGTGCCGCCGCTGGCATCAAGGTGGAGGTGAAATAGTGGACTCTTCCCTGGAATACGCCTGCAAACGCCTGCAGGAACTGGAAAGCCTACTGCTGGTGGATGTGCCTGAAACAGTATGGCCAGCGGAAGTAAGCATGGTCTTCGCTCAGATTGAAAAAGCCGGGACACTCCCGGCGCACCACCAGCGCCGACTGCAGCACCATATCAACCGTATGTGGCTGGAAAAAATGCCGGTACTGTCAATTATCGCCGCGGCTGGTTCGCTGGCCTGTGCCATGGAGAAATATGCGTGAAAGATAGCGAAATCATCGTTGATAACTTTGCTGGTGGTGGGGTAAGTAAGGCGATAAATGAGAATGACCCAGCTGAATCGCTGGGTCTTGAAGATATGTTCAGAGAGCTAAGAGTTCACGCTTCAGGTTGCTGTCCATCAGGTTGTTGAACTGGTACGGCTCCAATTGGCGCTTGATCTCGTCTAGGTTTTGCTCTGCTTTTCTTGCCAGATCTTGGCTTTCCTGGATCTGGCTTTCCAACATTCTGTTGAGTCTTTCCATCTCCGGCTTCAGATTCTTTGGCATCGGTATCTTCCTCATTGTTATCCGTATCATGGGTGAAATCCACAACTGTCGGTTTCCCGTATGTTGCTATCTCACCATCATGGATTTTATCGCAAAATAATGCATAGAGCATTTCGGTCAAACCGCTAGGACTCTCTACACATTTGAATAGTTCCTTTGCTTCCTTACGATCGATCACAAAACCATGTGAAGGATAAGAAGCAATCAATTTTCCCAAAGCACCATCTTTTAGAATATTGGACTTAGCTGTAAGTCGCTGACCATAGGTGAAAGCTATGCTCATGGCTCTTTGGTGCTCTCCCAATTTAATGGGGTCAATCTGGGCAGCCATAGGCGATACAAGTGCTTCAGTAAGTCTAGTCGCGATATCAGCAGACATCTTGGTACTTATCTGGTTTTCGTATCTTATTTTCACTAGATGAGAGTTAAACGCAGAAATTGAGCGATCTTTTAACGCATCTAGAGCGGTCATGATGGCTAAACCTGAGCTCATTTCACCTATTTCATCATTTTTTTTCAGTTGTATGTCTAGCGGACCTAACTCACCCATATCCCCAATGACGAGTTTGTTGGCTGCGATGGCTATCAATGTACCAGCACTTTTACATGGCCCAACTACTAACAACGTAACCTCGTCGTAGTTGTGCTGTAATGCCCTCCCAATGCGATAACCCGCATTGGGATCCCCACCATAGGTAGCTAAACACAAGATAACATCTTTTCTCAAACCATGTTTAGCTTTTCGTTTCTTTATCTCATTGGTGAGGTCTTGGTAACCATCCCGATGAATATCACCTGTGTATATATAAACGTCATGATTTTCCATTGTTTTTCCTTATCTTGCTCTCAGTGGGGACCGAGAAATCCGCTTTGAACGGGACGTCGATAGACAAGATATCGGAAAATTCCCTAAAAGAATCGCGATTTTTCAAAACGAAGCACTTATCTTGAACTTGGATCACTACCCCCCGAATATCAATCGCACCTGTTCGCAAGCAGGCTGCGGTTGAGGCCCCAATAGTATCCATAATTGTTGAAATATTTTTCTTATAAACTATCTTTTTTTAACCAAATTGGTTGATTTTTTTTATTGAGGTGGTATCTTAAGAATCATTGAAGCGAAGCAACCTACAGGTTATGAACCTGTCATCAACCCAGACTGAGGAATTTACTATGGCACTCACTGAATTCGGTAAGGCCGTCAGAAAAGCGAGGATAGATACTGGCAGCACACTTTTAACCATGTCCCAGGAATTGGAAACCACCCCTGCATTTTTGAGTGGTTTAGAGACCGGTAGTAAGAAAATCCCACAGAAGTGGGTCAAAAAAATAGACACCTATTTCAATTCCAAAGGAGTTCACCTCGAACATTTGGAAGAACTTGCGGCGGTCGCAAATGAAACTGTTCCAATTGATGGACTTTCCCAACAGCAGCAGATGCTGGTGGCTGGTTTCGCAAAATCGCAATTTACGCCAGAGCAACTCAAAAGCTTTGCTGAACTGTTACAAAAGATCAACAACAATGAGGTTTGACTATGTATCATATGAGAGGCAACAGAGTATCCCCGATGCAAGAAGAAGAAATAGCTTATAAAGCTATCAACTTTTGTAACGCATTCGGCATCGCCGCCACCAAACGCAAACGTAAACGATACGATCTTCTCTTTGAAAAGCTCTCTACTTACGGGATAACCTTAAGTGTTATGGATGATAAACAGTGGGAATCTCTAACATATGATCTCACAATCGGTCATTGTGACCCCGCATCTCTTACAATAACAATACCAAATAAAATTTATGAAAATGCTTGCTTAGGAGAAGAACACGCTCTCGCAGTTATCTTTCATGAGTTAGGGCATTTGCTTCTCGGGCATAAACCAGTGTTGCATTTCTCGACCAAAGAACCAACTCGTGTGGAGGATGCAGAATGGCAAGCGGATACGTTTGCTGAGATCATTCTGGAAACAATAGGGGTTCGAACAAGCCAAATGTCTTTGGATTTCTATATGTGAAAAGCCCTGCTAGGACAGGGCTTAGAGGGGCGGGAAGCCTAGGAACTTCCCGGTGTGTATGGAGGCAACCCACCGCTACACTTAAACTTGACAATTTCAGTTTAGCGGATCTCCCAACAATTCGCAATCTGTATGGGTTTACAGATATGCAGGGACTTGCTGATTATGGCAATGGGAACCTGTAGTAAATGCGGGAAGACGTGCGAAATTATTTTTCGCTACTCTGTTTGTATCAATGGGGTAATGCGTCATGCGAGAAAGGGTCATCCTTTCCCGATTCCTGTGTGCAATTGCTCTGAGCAGAGTGTTGCTTAAGTTGTAATGAGAGACCCGCATTATGCGGGTTTTTTCTTTCTGGTGGCACACTGCGACAACGCAGTGCCTCAGCTTTTTGCTGAGGCACTGGTTGAGGGTAAACCTGCCGGATATGTGCCTGAAAAAAGACATTGCAGCATGATAAAACCCGCTTCGGCGGGTTTTTTAATATGGAAAAACATCAATCTAAACATAAGCATGGTGTTAGCAAAAAGTGCTGCAGAGGGGTTGAACATTTCATGCAATCGGTATGCTGTTTATTTATACAGTATCCATGTGAGGTGCTAACCATGAAAGTTGAAGTCACAATTGATAAACATAAAAAACTCCCTGATGGCGCCATACCTGCGCTTGAGCAAGAATTGCTGCGCCGCTTGTCCCAGTCTTATGATGACTGCAAATTAACCATTCGACGCACAAGCAACGATGGCCTTAGCGTTTTGGGCGGCGCTGATGGCGATAAAAAACGCGTTGAGCAAATTCTGCAAGAGACGTGGGAAAGCGCGGACGACTGGTTTTACTGATTCACCTTTTGGTGGCTGGCATTTCCCAAAGCATCGCAATAAGCGTGTCCCTTTGATGCTGTCGCCAGACTATATTTTTGCGTCTGTATGTCGCTCAGGGGGATGAAGTGGATCTCGATATCGCCGAAGTGGTGGACATTATCAGGCAGGGCGGGAAGTTTTTAATTTCGAGCGATGGGGGGAAAATAACTGGGCTCGAAAAGGTAAGAAAAAATCAGTTTTTGCTGACGATTGAAGAGTTTAAAGAGCTAGCTAAAGAAGCTGGCTGCATTGACGAAACCGAGAGTAAGCTGCAATAATTTACCTGCCGCCTGAACAACGGCAACGGAGCATCTCAGCGCCACGGAGTGAAACCCATGGCGCAACAATTACACCTGATAAAACAGACCCAAGGAATACTGATCCCTGCCACGCAGGAGACCAGCGATTTCTTGCAATCAAAATGCAAGCTCGGCGCCGTTCTGGAGGCCGATTTTAAGCTTGTCCGCAATCCGGCGTTTCACCGCCGTTACTTTGCTTTACTCAATCTCGGCTTTGAATATTGGGAACCTACCGGCGGGGCGATTTCGTCTAACGAGCGCAGGCTTATCACAGGTTACGCCAAATACCTTGCTGCATATGGCGGGAGTGAATCGGCGTTGCTTGATGCCGCCGGGCAATATCTCGACCGGATAGCTGAGAAGCGATCCGGCTATATCAGTATTTGCAAATCCTTCGATGCTTACCGGGCGTGGGTCATCGTTGAAGCTGGCCACTATGACGCCATACAGCTGCCGGACGGCACGCTGAAAAAACACCCTCGCAGCATTTCTTTCGCAAGCATGGACGAATGCGAGTTCCAGGAACTGTACAAAGCATCGCTGGATGTTCTCTGGCGGTGGATCCTCTCTCGTTCATTCAACAGCCTGCAGGAAGCTGAGAACGCCGCCAACCAGCTTTTAAGCTTCGCGGGGTGATGCCGATGAAACACTCATGGTTTCACCATCTCGAATGCACAACGCAGCAGGCCGACGAATTGGTAGCGAGATATCGTCAGCGGGGCGTAAAGGTCGAACGAAGCTTAAACCCTGGCTTTATGACATGGACCGTCAGCGCGCAGCTGGTGGAGGACAAAAATCCGCCGCGGCCAGACTCTCGCTGGCGCAACAGGATGTGGGGGTGAGTATGGCGAACCTTCGCAAAGCGGCCCGAGGTCGCGAATGTACAGTGCGGATCCCTGGTTACTGCAACGGCAACCCGGAAACCAGCGTGTTGGCGCATTACCGCCTGGCGGGTACGTGCGGCACAGGATGCAAGCCTGACGATACTCAGGCGGCGGTCGCCTGCAACGGGTGCCATGACGTAATTGACGGCAGAACCAAAACCACCGATTTCACCTACGACGAATTGCGCCTGATGCACGCAGAGGGGGTAATGCGCACCCTGGAAATCTGGCGGAAAGAGGGACTCATCAAATCATGAAAATCTACGATATCACGCCCATCGGCAAACCCAGGATGACCAGAGCTGATAAATGGAAGCAGCGTCCGGAAGTAATACGTTACCGGGCGTTCTGTGATGAAGCTCGTCTGCGCAAAATTCACCTGCCAGATTCCGGCGCTCACGTCACGTTCGTCATGCCTATGCCGCAAAGCTGGAGTCAGAAAAAGAGAGCGCAATACGCAGGACGTCCACATCAGTCAAAGCCCGACTGCGACAATATGCTGAAAGCCCTAATGGACGCTCTCTATGAGGATGATTCACACGTCTGGGATTGCCGCATCACCAAAATATGGGGCGAGAAAGGGCAGATCATCATTGGGGAATCTCTATGACCCTCGATCACTTCATGCAGTACCAAACTGAGAGCGTTAAGCGCGCCAGTATGCCGCCAGTAGCAAAGCACAACCTGAACCAGACCAAACCAAAACAGCCAAAGAGGGCCGCAGCGTGAATCTTGAAAACACAGTGAAATACCACTTCGCAAAATCCACGCTGATTAGCGATTCTCCGCGTGCTACCGCCTCAGATTCACTGACCGGTACCGACATCATGGCAGCAATGGGCATGACCCAGGAACGTGCCGCTATGGGGTATAGCGCTTTCCTGGGCAAGATGGGCATAAGCAACAATGACCGGGATCGGGCTATAGGACTATTGGCTGAGTACGCGCTGACAAAATGCGATAAGGTTGCTGCGTTGCGAAAGCTCTCGCCAAGCGTAAAACCCCGGGTTATACGGATCCTCGCAGAGTACGCCTTTGAGGATTACTCCCGCAGTGCTTCCAGTAAAAAAACATGCGACTGCTGCAACGGGTCTGGATTCATCGACACAGTGGCGTTCACCAACAAAGTAACGTATCCGGACGGCAAACCGCCGAAGTGGGTCAAAGTTACAAAGGGGATCTATCCATCATACTGGGAGGAGGTGAAGTCGGTCCGGGAGCAGGTCCGGGTGCTTTGCCAAAAGTGCAAGGGAAAAGGGACTGTTAGCGCCGCCTGTAACGACTGCCACGGTCGGGGGAAGGTAGTGAACCAGGATGAGACGGAGAAGCAGGGAGTGCCTGTGATGGGTAACTGTAAACGCTGTGGCGGTCGCGGGTATGAGCGAATCCTCTCCACTGCTGTGCATAGGGCCATTTGCCAGATAACGGACGCCATCACTTTGGATACCTGGAAGAAATCGGTTAAACCGTTCTTCGATGTATTGATCACTAAATTCGATATAGAGGAGGCGTGGGCAGAGGCGCAACTCAAACAAATAACGCGGTGAGATATTTACTTTTCCCGAATTCGTGTTAATTTGTTCTAACGATGGGCATTGTATGTTCACCGTTGAAGAAAAAATTTAAAGCCTCGGCAAATGCCGGGGCTTTTTCGTATCTGCAATCCGGTCAGGGCTCTTGGGTTGAGATGTGCTGCACGACACATTAACGCCCATGCGCGAGAGCCCTGAACCAGATTGAAGTTACTCAGCAATAAGAAAACTGCATGTCATCATTTGCTTACATCTTATTGACCAGAAAAATAACATCTTGTTAATCTATTCGTGTGGTGAATCCCCCTGTGCGGTGGGGCGACCAGTCACTTACAGTGATCTGTAAATGCAGCGCGGGCCATGCCGACTGGGGCATGCTCACCGGGAGGCACCCGGCACCACGCAGTACTACTAAGACATTAGGTTGTGGGTTGCCGTTTCGGCTTCTCCAGCTATGTTTAAAAGGCAGTAACGGAAAAAGCGAGCGCTCTCCTGGTAAATCGGTAGCTCGGACTATTAGGTGCGTTTTCGTTTGTTACTACCTAGAATGCCTACTTTCTGCCCGTTCCTCTGAGCGGGCTTTTTTTCGCCATGAATAAGGCTCCTCGGCAAGCTGAGGAACAAATCATTTGAGGCTGCGCTTATGCGCGGCCTTTTCATTTTCCCCTCAATTCTGAGAGGACTCACAGCAATAAGAGGGGGCTTAATGTCCGATCCTTTAACTGGTACCGGCCTGATTTTTGGTGGCGGTTTAATTGGTTCCGTCATATATGGCGTTATCACCCATACCGATTTTGGTGTGGTATTTGGGGCTTTTGGCGGCGCAGTGTTTTACGTGGCTACGACCGCAAACCTGACACGTGGAAGGCAAATAGCTTACTTCATGACGTCGTTTATTGTCGGTGTTCTGGCTGCAGGATTATTAGGCTCAAAATTTACTGCATGGACAGGCTATACGGATCGTCCGCTTGATGCGCTCGGTGCGGTGGTGGCATCTGCTGTAACCATCAAGGTCCTGACTTTCATTAACAGCCAGGACTTGAGCAGCCTGTTCGGATTACTTTCCCGATTAAGGGGAGGAGGTTCGAGTGGTAATAAATGACCCGGCAGCGCTGGTCAATGCGGTGATATGTGCCGTTATTGTCTGCGCTTTGATGTTTTATCAACGTCGCGGTGCCAGGCATCGCCCTGGTATCTCCATTCTTGCTTACTTGCTGGTATTGATTTACGCGAGCATTCCTTTCCAATTTATCTTCGGTCTTTACGTACAGTCCCACTGGCTGGTGGTAATGGCAAACGTAATGATATGCGCCGCCGTGCTGTGGGCACGGGGTAACGTGGCGCGTCTGGTCGATACACTGAGGCACTAATGAATCAAACACAATTCCAGAAGGCGGCTGGTATCAGCGCCGGGTTGGCTGCGCGCTGGTTTCCGCATATTACAGCCGCGATGAAAGAGTTTGGCATCACTACCGCTATCGACCAGGCAATGTTCATTGCTCAGTGCGGCCATGAAAGCCTCGGGTTTAACAGGGTAGTGGAGAATTTCAACTACAGCATCGCCGGGCTTGCTGATTTTGTTCGTTACGGCAGGTTAACGCAGGATCAGGCCAATTCCCTCGGGCGCAGCCAGTCGGAAAAAGTGTTACCCCTGGAGCGCCAGCGGGCTATCGCCAACATTGTCTATAGCAAGCGGTTGGGTAACTACAGGGCAACTGATGGCTGGGTTTATCGAGGGCGCGGACTTATTCAAATAACCGGACTTTCTAATTACCGGGACTGCAGCGCCGGGCTGAAGGCTGATCTGGTGGCACAGCCAGAATTACTGGAGCAGTCCTCGTATGCGGCCCGTAGTGCAGCGTGGTTCTATGTCTCAAAAGGTTGCTTGAAATATCCGGGTAATCTTGTCCGGATCACGCAGATTATCAACGGCGGACAAAACGGGATTAATAACCGGCGCGCCCGCTTCCTGAAAGCAAAATCGGTACTGGTGGTGTGATTATGGGAATCGAAGCTATCGCGGGGCTGGTGGTCGTCATCCTGAGCGCTATCGCTGGCGCGTTTGGCATCGGTCATGCTCGCGGAACAAGTAAGGCGGAAGCTAAAGCCGAACAGCAGCGTACCGAAGAAAACGCCGCTGCTACTGTCGCCGCGGCAGAACGTAAGGCGGAAGTTGTGAAAGAGGCAAGCGATGTACAGCAAACCGTTAGCCATATGCCTGATGACGATGTTGATCGGGAGCTGCGCGAGCACTTTACCCGCCCCGGTAGTCGTTGATACGGCCTGCAGCTGGGTGCGGATCATCTACCTGACCGACCACGATATCGACGTGCTGGATATGCAGACCAAGCGTGACATTCTGGCGCACAACAAATCGGTACAGGCCAACTGTCCGAAATTATGACTAACCAAGGCCTCGCAATAGCGGGGCTTTTTATTACCAGAAGCAGGAGAAGAAGCATGTTAACAGTAAAAGTGATGTCACCAGATGGTGGCGAAGAAATCCATTGTGGCCTGAGTGTTGGTTTCAACCCCAACCAGCAGAGTATTGCCGTATCGGGAATGGACCAGAACGTATTCCTGAAGCAGGGAGAGGTTGCCTATGTGATGAACGCAAACGGCAAGACCATTTCCCGTTACGAACACAGGGTCCAGCAGTAGGCATTACAGAAGCTCCTGAGCTAGGGGCTTCGATAATGCTAAACCGAAAGATCGGGTTAAAGCCTGATAAAAAACCCCGTGGAGGAAATCCCAAAACTACGGGGTGCTGAACAGCCAGCCAATGGCGGATTGTAGCCACATAGTTGGTTTATTATCTAATGGTTGAGAATAAAACTGAGAGCCTAGAAGGCTTGAGAGTGGCTCATCCCTGAGCTCACGGGTAGAACGGCAGACTTTGTCATGGCAGAGCAAAGTCATAAGTTAGTTTAGGTAACATTTCGGATATAACAAGCGTAGCGGGCGTGTATCAATTAGCGGAGTTCAGCAACTGAGGAATCGAGCATTCACTGAGTGCCATAGATAATGCTATAGTTCACCAGGAAAAGCAGATTGCATGCTGTCATGAGATGCAGTTCATATTTTGAACGTCAGGGTTAAGTCAGTAGTGAATATAACTATTAATAGTGGATTATTTGGTTATTTGTTTTTGTTATTAACTATGTGGCCAGTTTTTATAACACTGTGTCTGGCAATGTCCATAGCATTTTACGGAGTGTTAATGAAGAAGGCTGCGCTTGCGTGGCTGATTGCCGCTTTATTTTTTGGCATTCTTGGGGGGCTGCGTGGGTATTGACTCTCTGATATTGAGGTTATTTCGACGTCTGTAAGGATCCATAGCTGCCGTCATCCATCGAATTCATGTATGCTGATAAGGATTTTTAAAGGAAAAGGAATGGATGATGAATACCCATAAGCTTCTGGATACATACATGTTAGTTGGTACCGGTCTTTCTCGCGTCAAATATGAGATTTTTTCAGGAGATGAAGGATCATATGCGTTTATTACGATTTATGCATATGAGCCTCATTTCCATATTAAGGGCCATGATTCCTTAAAGTTAGACGAAGCTGTTGATGTCAGATCTCAGATCGAAGGGCATTTTGCAGATAGCTACCAGTAGCCAAACCATTTATCTGAATCTACAGCCCCGTTTGTGCGGGGCTTTTTATTGCGCCTCGAATGCTAAGTAGTAACCAATGCCACCGTTAATTCCCCCGCATGTCGTAAGCGCGGATGTGCAAGCATAATTACGGACCGCTCAGGCTGCTGCGACAAGCACCGCAATGACGGTTGACTATTAGACGTCAACTACCTTGGCCGGTACGCGTCAACTACTCTGGCCGCCTTTGAGTTATTTCTTAGCTGACTGCTGGGTGACTGCTTTTGATGTTTTCTTTCTGTAACTTTCTCCTGTAACTTCGAAGATATACCCGTGGTGGATCAGCCTGTCGGCCGCTGCCACCGCCATTGTTTCGTCCACGAAGATGCTGCCCCACGTGCTGAACGGATGGTTACTTGTGATGATCAGGCTTCCTCTTTCGTAACGGTGCGCGATAAGTTCGAACAGCACACCCGTTTCCGCGTTATCCCGTTTGACATAGCCCAGGTCGTCTATCACTATCACCCGGTAGCGATCCAGCTTCAGAAGCATCTCGTTCAGCCTCAGCAACGACCGGGCTTTACGCAGCTCCTGCAGCAACTCGCCGGCGCTGTAGAACCGGACCCGGTGGCCCTGGCTCACTACTCCGTCCGCGATCGCTGCGGCAAGGTGGCTCTTGCCCAGACCGCTGGCACCGAACAGCAGGACGTTCTCCCCGCTGTCCACCCAGTCCGTCGTTTCACACAGCTGACGCACCTGTGCGGCATTCAGCTCCGGGACCTGGCCGAAGTCATATTCGGCCAGCGTTTTCCCCACTGGCAACCGCGCATCCTTTATATACCGCCGCAGCCGTTCGCTTTCCCTGTACGTCGCCTCTTCACTGCAGAGTGACAGCAGATAACGCGAAGGGGTCCACCCTTCGGCCAGCGCGCGTTTCTCCTGGCTGTGCCACTCGGTGGCTATGCGCGTCAGACGGAGCCTTCTGAGCAACCTTTCAAGCGTATGGATATCGGTCACTGCAGGCCTCCTTTACGCATCAGGTTGTCATAACCCTGCAGGCTGTGCTGAACCAGTTTCCCGTCCGGCAGCGGGCGTTTATCTTTCACGCCCAGCCAGTTGAGCAGCTTCTGCAGATCCGGCTCTCCCGGCTCCAGCAGCAGCTGGTTCAGCCCCTTCGCGACCGCTGATATGTCTTCCCGCTCTGCCGCCAGCTTCAGGGCGTTAACCATCAGGCGACTGGCCAGCTGAGGGGCAAGACGTGAACACATCCGCTGCCACAGCTGCCGCCATTCATCATCCGGCAGGATGTCGTTACGCAGTGTGGCGTGGTAGAACGCCCCGGGTTTCATGACAAGACTACCGATCACGTGCCGGAAGTTGATACTGCGGGCCCGCCGTTTACCTTTCGGTGCCCGGACCCGCTGACAGCTCATAACTTCATCGCTGCCAACGTAACAACTCAGTCTGTCATCCCACAGACGAACCTTCAGCATCTGTCCGATAAGTCTGGATGGCACGCTGTACACAACGTGCCGGACGTTGATGGTACTACTGCTGCTGACCCGGACAGACAGCTCCTCGTAGTCAGCACACCGCCGCTGAGGAAGGGGCTTCAGAAGTGCCAGCTCCTGACGGACCAGATCCTGATTGCGCTGGTTATGGCGCAACACCTGCTGTGTAACGAACTGGCGATACTCGTTCAGGGAACCGAAGTCGTTATTTCCACGCAGCAGCAGGGCCTGCCGTATACGCTCCTTGAGGTGTCCGTGAGCCGACTCCACTGAACCATTCTCATGGCCCCGTCCGCTGTTATTGCGGGAGGGGGTCATGCCGTAGTGTTCACACAACCCGGCATAGCGCGCTGTTTGATCCCGGTGGTCTTCCTCGCTCAGGTTTTTCCATGCTGCGGCCAGACTGTCTGTACGGTGTTCTGCTGGTACACCACCCAGCTGACCCAGCGCCTCCTGTAGTCCTTCAGCGAGAGCGGTGAAGCTCTCGCCACCGGTGACAACCCGCATCCAGCTCCAGCGACTCCATTCAAGGCGGAAGTGGAAGAGCTTGTGTTCCAGCGGGCTACCGTTAATGGTGATAACCGTGCCTTTCAGTTGGGTAAAATCTGACAGCGCCCGCATTCCCGGTAGATGCTCCTGGCGGAACATGATCTCCCGCTCCTCACCGTGGCAGGCTTTCCAGGTACGGATACGGCGCTGCAGCGTCCGGCGCACCTTATCGGGATACTGGCCCGGATATTTATCCTGCAGATATTCGAGAACCGTTGTCGGCGAGATCTGCGGACGGGAAGCGAGTAAAGGAAGCACATCACTGAGCCAGACCGCTTCCAGAGGATCCTGACGTGTCCGCCAGTGTCGCTCACCTGATGATTGCCACTGCCCTTTTTCAATACGTCGTCCGGAACGAACAGAGATGCCGGTGGTGGCCGCAGCGGCTTCCTGGGTAAGACCTTTATTACGTTGAGCCATGTAAAAACTGACCTGTCTGGTATTCAGCGTCACAACCTCTCCCTGGAAAGAAGAAACAGGACGCTCAGATTACAAACAGGCCAGAGTAATTGTCGCGATGCGGACGGGGTAATTGTCGCCTAATAGGTTGACAGCAATTCAAGGGCATAAGAGTGACTCCCTCGGATAGTGGGAAAGCATTACAGAAGCTATTCTGCCGAGTGGTTTCTATAATATTTCCCACATCGCACAGAGGTAAGACATGTCAGAGATCACCACATCCGAGCAAATCCGCCTGGATATCATCAAGAAAGTTAACTACGACACCGCAGCGGCCAAGCTGGCCATTGACTGGGTTGGTGATAGCAATCTAAAAGCTGAGCTATTCGCTGACTCTTTCGATCGCGTCTTCACTGAAAGTGAGATTGTCTCGAAGACCCGTAAAGCGATTCAGGAAGCGACCGAAGCGCTGGCGCTGTTTGATACCGCAGCTGAGCAGGCCAGCTAAGGCATTACAGTTGGTGCCTATGGAAGTATTGTTTTCGTTCAGGAAAGGAGGTATCGACTGATACCAACTGATACGAATAGGCCCTGAAAAGGGCCTTCTGTTATTAACGCAAACCCGGACCATGTGAGAACCCGCCGCCAGGACCACCACCATGTCCGCCGCCCGGGCCTCCCGGAGGCAAAATGCATCCTGAAAGAGACAGCGCACCACAGATAACAAAAACAACAAGCATAATTCTTTTCATAATAACTCCTGAACTAAAGAGCCTTAATTCCAAAACATAAAAGTGAATATTTTATGGAGAATCAGTAATTCCTTTTTCTCCTTCACGTTAAATAGGAATAATCCATGGCAAAACCGGACTGGGGCGAGCTTCAGCAACGGTTCCTGTCCGATCATGCCGCAACCGGCGTATCACCGAAGGATTGGTGTGAAGCGCAGGGACTGAATTACGCTACTGCCCGCCGATACATCAAGAAACCCACTGCGCAAACTGCGCAAAAACCTGCGCAGAAGAAATTGCGCACTGCGCAAAAGGAAAAGTGCGCAGAAGAGCTGGTGGAAGATGATGGACTCACCCATCAACAGCGTTTATTTGTCGCGGAATACCTGAAGGACAACAACGCCACGCAGGCCGCTATCCGTGCCGGATACAGCAAGAAGACAGCGAATGAGCAGGGAGCAAGGCTGTTAGCAAAAGTTAGTATTGCGCAGGCCATTGCGCAGCAGCAGAAAGCATCCATTGTGCGCACGCTTGGAAGTGCTGATGAAGTGCTTGAGCAGATGTGGCGCCTGGCCACCTTCGATGCTAACCAGCTTTCTCAGTATCGCCGCGGGAGCTGCCGCTACTGCTGGGGCTTTGGTCACCAGTATCAATGGCGCGATGCTGTTGAGTTTGAAGAGAAGCTGGCTGAGGCTTTAGCGAAGAAAGGGAAAGAGCCAAACGCCAGAGGCGGCTATGGTTACGACCATACCAGCTCGCCTAACCCGAAATGTCCTCGCTGTAATGGTGATGGCATCGGCCAGCCTTTCTTCGCCGATACGCGCAAGCTGGCGCCGGATGCTGCGCTTGCCTATTCCGGTGTGAAGCTTGGTAAGAATGGCGTTGAGATAACCGCCATCAGCCGTGAGCGCATGTACGAGGCGGTGATGAAACGTCTCGGCCTGGCTGACAGTGAGTTCACCCAGCGTCTACAGCAGATTGAAATCGAGCGCCGGCAGCTGGAGATCGACAAGCTCCGTAAAGAGCTGGCCGCTGACCCGGAAGATGACGAACCAACGCCAGTTGCGATCAATATCAACGTAGTCGATGCGCGAGTGAGGGAAGAGGATGGCGATAGCTCCGACGCTTAACGTTCCCCAGGCTCGTTTTCTGGCTATGCAGCAGAAGTTCAAAGCCTATGTAGCTGGTTTTGGATCAGGAAAGACATGGGTTGGCTGCGGTGGAATATGCAAAGGGTTCTGGGAGTTCCCCAAAATAAACCAGGGCTACTTTGCCCCGACCTATCCTCAGATCCGCGATATTTTCTACCCCACGGTGGAAGAAGTTGCTCACGACTGGGGACTGAAAGTCAAAATCGTTGAAAGCAACAAAGAGGTCCATTTCTACAGTGGGCGCCAGTACCGCGGCACGACAATTTGTCGGTCGATGGAAAAGCCCGACACGATAGTAGGCTTTAAAATCGGCAATGCGCTGGTGGATGAACTAGACGTTCTGAAAGCGGATAAGGCGCGTCAGGCGTGGCGAAAAATAATCGCGCGTATGCGTTATAAGGTTGATGGTCTGCGTAATGGCATTGACGTGACTACCACACCTGAAGGATTTAAGTTCGTCTATAACCAGTTTGTTAAGGCTGTGAGGGAAAAGCCTGAACTGAGGTCGATGTATGGTCTGGTACAGGCTTCGACATTCGACAACGAAAAGAACCTGCCGGATGACTATATTCCTTCGCTCCTGGCGAGTTACCCGCCGGAATTGATCAAGGCATATCTGAACGGCCAGTTTACTAACCTGACCAGCGGCACCATTTATCATCAGTTCGACAGGGTGCTGAATAATTCCAGTGAGGAAGAGCAGCCAGGTGAAGCGCTGTATATCGGGATGGATTTCAACGTCGGGAAGATGGCCGGGATCGTCCATGTATTGCGGCTCGGCTTACCACACGCGGTAACAGAGATTATCAACGCTTACGATACGCCCGATATGATACGCATCATCAAGGAACGTTTCTGGCTGTATGCCGACGGTGACTACCGCAAGGTCCGCGAGATTTATATTTACCCGGATGCCTCTGGTGATTCCAGGAAGTCAAACAACGCCAGCAAAACAGATATTGAGCAGCTCCGACAGGCCGGATTTAACGTCATCGTTGATGATGCTAACCCGCCGGTAAAGGACCGCATCAACTCCATGAACGCCATGTTCTGCAATGGTAATGGCGATCGCCGGTACAAGGTGAATGTGGCCCGTTGCCCGGTCTATGCCGACTGCCTGGAACAACAGGTGTGGGATAAAAACGGCGAGCCGGATAAAAAGAGCGATAACGATCACCCCAACGATGGCGCCGGTTACTTCATTGTGAAGCAATTCCCAATCGTTCGACCTGCATTCTCTATTTCACTGGACACGACATTCTGATGGCCAATAACGATATTACTTACGTTCGCCCTGAGGTCAGGGCGGCAATGCCCGTGTGGAAAAAAATTCGTGACGTGTGCAAAGGGGCTGATGCTGTAAAGGCCGCCGGGAATGAATACCTCCCTTTTCTGGATCCGTCCGATAAGTCTGCACGCAATAAAAAGCGCAATGCTGATTACATTCAGCGCGCCGTTTTCTACGCGATAACGGGCAATACAAAGGTGGGTTTACTGGGGCTGGCATTCAGAAAAGACCCGACCATGACCGCGCCGGATAAACTGAATTATCTTCGTGATAACGCCGATGGTGCTGGTGCTAGCATTTATCAGCAGTCCCAGCAGGTTACAGAAAATATTCTGGAGGCCGCGCGCGAGGGGCTTTATACGGATTATGCAGCTGAGACCGACGAGGCGATCATCCTTCGTTATCAGGCGGAAAGCATCATTAACTGGCGCACCAAACGCATCAATGGACGTGATCAACTGGTGCTGGTGGTTTTACGCGAATGCATGGAAAAGGAAGATGGTTTTGCGTACGAGGATGAAATCCAGTATCGCGAACTTGCCCTGGAGGACGGCAAGTTTATCTGCAGGGTGTGGCGAAAGTCGGCCGATGGAGGGTCTTTTTCTGTCGATTCTGAGTATCACCCGAAGCCTAAAGGTGAGGATTTTTGGGATGAGATCCCCTTTACCTTCGTTGGTGCACAAAATAACGATCCCAGCATCGACGAGTCGCCTTTAGCCGCCCTCGTTGAAATTAACCTTGGCCATTATCGTAATTCTGCAGATTACGAAGACAGCGTATTTTTCTGCGGTCAGGTGCAGCCGGTGATTTCCGGGCTTGATACGGCCTGGCGTGACTGGCTGCAGGATAAGGGAATTCGTGTCGGTTCTCGTTCTCCTTTCCTGCTGCCGAAGGAGGGGAGTTTTACGTATGCTCAGGCGCAACCAAACACCCTGGCTAAAGAGGCGATGGACAGTAAGCGTGATTATTCTGTTCAGCTTGGCGCCCGGCTTATCGAGCAGAACGGCGCGGTTAAAACCGCCACGCAATCCAGCGGCGAGCAAACCGCATCCACATCGGTGCTCGGTATATGCGTTTCCAATGTCTCGGAGGCCTATACGCTGGCGCTCGGCTGGTGCGCCAGGTATCTCGGCATAAAAGGCGAGGAATACCGTTACAGCATCAATCAGGAGTTTATCGCCAAAGTCGCTGAATCCGGCATGGTAACGGCAATCGTCAATGCCTGGCAGTCCGGTGCAATCCGCGACACGGATATGGTCAGAGCGTTGCAGAGGCTTGACCTGATAGATCCCGCTGATGACCCTGAAACTGTCATTGACGCTATTCGTAACGGCGCGCCTAACCTGATTGGTGGCAATAATGGCAACGGCGAATGACAAACTGCAGGATGAATCCATAGCCCACGCTATATGGGTGAGTCGCTACAGTACCGGCGTTGCCAACAGGATGATAAAAGTCCTGAATGACAGTGACGCCGAACTTACCGCAAGGTTGCTGGTGGCTATTGATACGCTGGACGCTGAGAGCTTTACCGTTTCGCGTCTGGAAGCGTTACTGGTAAGCGTCAGGGCGATAAACAAGGATGCGATTCAGTCGATGTATGCGGCTCTTACTGCTGAGCTGCAGGAACTGGCGAAGCACGAAGCCACTTTTCAGATGAGCCTCTTCCAGTTTGCTATTCCCGACGATGTTCTAGCTATTCATCCGCTGGTGGGTATCTCCCCGGATGCGGTTTATGCCGCGGCGATGGGGCGTCCATTTCAGGGGCGGTTGCTAAGCGAATGGGCCAGCAACCTCGAAGCTGATCGTATGGCGCGCATATCCAATACGGTGCGGCAGGGTTTTCTCCTGGGCGATACGCATGAGCAGATCGCCAAAAAGGTTCGTGGCCATGCTAACCGCGGCTACCAGGATGGTGCGTTTCAGATGAGCCGGGCCAATGCAGCCAGCATAGCGAAAACGGCAGTAGGGCATCTTGCATCGACAGCAAGACAAAGCTTTGCTGCGGCGAACGACGACATTCTGAAGGGTAAGCAGTGGTTGTCTACTTTGGATAACCGGACATCAAAGGATTGTCGGATCCGCGACCGACTCAAGTACACCCTGGATAACAAACCGATAGGGCACAAGGTGCCTTATTTGCAGGGACCGGGGAAAATCCACTTTTGCTGTCGGAGCACCGAAACTTTCATCCTGAAATCGTCCGAGGAATTGGGTATTAAAGTCGGCGAAATCAAGGATAGCTCGCGCGCCAGCATGGATGGACAGGTTCCAGCTGACACGAATTACCAGGACTGGTTCTCCCGGCAGTCGTTTACGCGACAAGCTGAGATTGTCGGAGAAACGCGCGCCAGGCTGATTCGTGATGGCGGCATGTCCCCCGATGAGTTCTACAACGACAGGGGCGAGTGGCTGACGCTTGACCAATTGCGCAACCGTGACGCGCAGGCGTTTAAGGATGCCAGAGTGTGATAGAGTAAGTTCGTGGTGAATGCAGGATGCTGACCTGCGCGCCAAAGCGTCCCGTGAGAAACGGGCAAGCCGGAAACCAGACTCACCTCGGTGAGTCCCCGCCGTTCTGAAGAATCAGAATGCCGAGGCAGCACCGGCCACCACACCTAATTGAATTGTCAGTGGCTAGGGTCGCTCCCGAAAAGCGGAATCGTCACCGCCTACCACCAATAACCCGACAAGCAACGAGACGAGGTTGTTATGGATTCACAAAAACAAAGAGACCTTATTGCAAGCCTGTATGAAGAGCTGGTAATCGCAAGAGGGCTCATTAAAGAGATTTGCACAGTGCGAAGCATTGCAGAGCCAAAGTCTTCTTTGCAGAGAATGGATAAAGCCATTAAAGATGCAAAAGAATACATGCTAGAAAATAGCTAAATGAAGAGGTCGCCTTAGCGCGGCTTTTTTATTATCTGAAATTTACAACAGGCTGCCTAAGGGCGGCCTTTTTTATTGGGCCAGGCCCACAGTTACTATCCCAAGGGGACAACATGCTTATTCGTAACATGCTCATTAAATATTATTCGGCAGCTGGTGGTGAAGGTGGTGATGGCGGTGGCTCCGGTGGTGGTACTCCTGAGATTACGCCGGAAATCCAAAAGCTGATCGATGAGCAGGTCAATGCTCAGGTTTCAGGCCTGAAAAATAAAAATAGCGAACTTCTCGGTAAGCTCAAAGAGTCCACTGAGTCGCTAAAGCGTTTTGATGGTATCGATCCTGACGCGGTGAAAACCATTCTCCAGCGTTTCTCTGATGATGAAGAGGCGCAACTGATTGCCGCCGGGAAAATTGACGAGGTACTGGATAAACGCACTGAGCGGCTACGTGCTGATGTTGATAAGCAAATCAAAGCCGCTAATGAACGCGCTGAAAAGGCGGAAGCGTTCTCCAACAAATTCCGTGATCGTGTCCTGGGTGATGCTATCCGCAGCGCAGCGCTTAAGGCTGGCGCGCTGCCAGAAGCATCCGACGATCTGATTCTTCGTGCTAAAGGCACATTCCGGCTCAACGACGAAGGCGAGGCCGTAGCAGTTGATGCAAATGGCGATGTTCTGTTCGGTAAAGACGGCAAAACTCCGCTCACCCCTGTTGAGTGGGCTGAATCTCTGAAAGAGACGGCCCCGCACCTGTTCCCGCGCGCCGAAGGCTCCGGGGCTGGTGGTCATAAACCCGGTGGCGGTGGCGGTAGTCTGAAACGTTCAGAAATGAGCTCAAGCGATAAAGCGGACTACATCCGCAAACATGGCCAGCAGGCCTATCTCAAATTGCCTAAGTAAGGACTAATCAATGTCTACGACCGTAAACAACGACCTGATTATCTATGATGACCTCGCGCAGACTGCGTTTCTTGAGCGTCGCCAGGATAATCTGGAAGTCTTCAACGCCGCTTCAAACGGCGCAATCATTCTCGACAACGAACTGATCGAGGGTGATTTTCGCAAGCGCACTTTCTATAAAGTTGGTGGCTCTATCGAATCGCGCGACGTTAACTCCACTGACCCGGTAACGGGTAAAAAAATCGGTGCCGGCGAATCTGTCAGCGTCAAGGCGCCGTGGAAATACGGCCCGTATGAAACCACTGAGGAGGCATTTAAACGTCGGGGTCGCGACGTTAGCGAATTCTCCGAGGTGATCGGCGTCGACGTCGCTGATGCGACGCTTGAAGGTTATATCAAGTATGCCCTTCAGGGACTGGTTGCAGCCATTGGCGCAAATGCTGACATGACGGTATCCGCGGATATTGCCACTGATGGTAAGAAAACGCTGACCCGTGGCCTGCGTAAATACGGCGATAAATTTAACCGTGTTGCGCTGTTCGTTATGCATTCCACGACCTATTTCGACATTGTTGATCAGGCTATCGACAACAAAATTTACGAAGAAGCTGGCGTGGTGGTTTATGGCGGACAGCCAGGCACGCTGGGTAAACCGGTGCTGGTAACTGACACCATGCCGGTTGACGCGATTCTTGGTCTGGTGGCTGGTGCGGTATCCGTAACAGAATCACAGGCTCCGGGCTTCCGTTCCTACGATATCAACAACCAGGAAAACCTTGCCATTGGTTATCGCGCAGAGGGTACGGTTAACGTTGAACTGCTGGGTTACAGCTGGGATGAAACGAAGGGCGCTAACCCTGACCTGACCAAAATCGGCACTGGCGCGAACTGGAAGAAACATTTCACCAGTAACAAATCCACTGCAGGTGTACTGATTAAGCTGGAAGCCCCTGCGGGGGAGTAACCCTGTCAGTGGATAAAACTTCCGCAACTGCTGACAGTACCGACGCGGTGACCGTTTCGCTCAAGTACACCAGAAATGGTGCCGGAGTCTCCGGGGCATCTGTGGCGTGGACGTCTACTGGCGGCACGCTAAGTGCTTCGACGTCACAGACAGGGTCTGCTGGTGGCTCGACTGTGAAACTCACCTCTGATACGGCCGGCTCCTTCACGGTGACGGCTACCGTTGACGGCGTGGTGAAAACAACTGAAGCGATTGCATTCACTGCTCCAGCGGGTGGTTAACTGACGGGGCGAAAGCCCCGTTTCTTTTGGTGAGGATCCGATGACCGTTTATATAACAATCCAGGACGTTGACGAGTTGCTGGGGAATACCTGGGCTGCCGCCGACAAAAAGAGTAAAGCCGTGCTACAGGCAAATACCTGGATGACGGCGCTGAACCTTCAGGATATCGAGCCGGAGGATATCCCCGAAGAAGTTAAGCAGGCCGGAGCGTTTGTCGCTTCCGTAGCCGCTGCAGGCAATCTGTATCAGCAAAAAACAGATTCCGGCGTGGTGACGAGCAAAAGCGTTGAGGCCGACGATGTGAAGGTTTCCCGCACTTTTGCCGAGCTTTCAACCACCAGCACTGAATTACTCGATCCTGATTTGCAGCTGGCGCTGGATATGCTCAAACCGTGGATGATTAACCCTTTCCAGACGTTTTTTGTGAGGGCGTGATATGTCCGATTTGAAGGTGGTCCCATTTCAAAAGCCCAGCCATCACAACATTGATAACGACCAGGTTATTCGCCTGCTGAAACAGGCTCTGGAGCGAGCCGAAAACGGCGGCTGCCACAGCGTCGCAGTGATACTGCTTGATGATGAGGGTAACGCGATTGATTGCTGGCATAACGGTGGGCGCCCCTATGTGATGGTTGGTGCTATGGAGTCGCTTAAAACTGACTTTATTCATGCTCATATTGAGCGGCGGTGAGGGGGTAACATGCAAAATCCGGATGTGCATTATGCCGGTGACGGGCTCGGTCCTCGCGATGTGTTTGTGAATGGAAACCCGATCAGACATGTCATTTACGCAAACCCGGCAAAGGGTGTTGTAGAGTTTGCTCCGCTCCCGCTGCGGGTTAAGCGCAACGGCGAAATTTATACCCGCAAACTCCACGGTACAGTGATCGTTAAACCTCAGCAGCGTATTGGTGGGTGCAATGGGCATTCGTGACGAGCTGCAAACCGAAGTCGCCGCGGCATTCGATACCGACCTGCAGGATGCCGTTAAGGATTTCACTGGGTCATACACCGTTCGGGGGGCCTGGGACCCGGTGACGGAAACCGGCACTGAAACGCAGGTGACTTACTCGGGGCGTGGAGTGCTGGCGCGCTATAAACTACGCCGTATCGATGGCGTTAACATTCTGCATGGTGATGTGAAGCTAACCGCCCTGGTTAACGAGGTGACTGATAAGCCGGCCGTCGGGCATATCATCACCGCACCGGATCCGATTACGGGTGAGCTTCAGCGCTATGAGGTCATCACCGCTTCTGCCGACTCTGCTGGCGCTGCGTACTCCATTCAACTGCGGAGGGCGTGATATGGCTAAGGGCTGGAACATTGACCCGGCGGCATTCGCCGGGCTGGTGGAGGACGATGTTAGGTTACGGCAGAGAACCATCGCCATTCAGCTGCTGAATGAAATCGTTCAGCGATCGCCTGTAGGTAACCCGGAGTTATGGGCCATCAACGCCACAGCGGTTCAGTACAACAAAGCGGTAGGTGAGTGGAACGAATCTCTTTATGCCGATCCTGCCAACCTGACAAAGACTGGCCGTCTCAGAAAAAAAGTCCGTGTTAATGACAGCATGGATATCAGGCGTCCGGTTGAGTATCGCGCAGGAACCTTCAGGGCATCGCATTTTGTCAGCATCGGCGAACCTAATCATTCCGTCCCGACCGAACCGGATCCGCGCGGGACAATGACGTTTCTTAATGGCAAAAATATCATTGACCAGGCGCCAGCCTACTCGGTGATTTACATCCAGTCGAATCTGCCTTACTCCGTGCCCCTGGAGAATGGCCACTCAACGCAGGCGCCGACAGGCGTTTATGCCGTCTCGTTTAATGGTGTGATTCAGGCCTACAAATGACCCTTACAGAAATCAGAAATGCTGTCATTTCCCGAATGGCGGCACAGACCGCTATTGCCTCTGATGCGGTGGATTATCCCAATGGTCCGGTATTTGACCCCAGCAACCGCGATATCTGGGCCCGCCTCACCAACATTGCAGGGCAGGCAGGCGCAACCGAGATCGGGGATGGGCCGGTCGTCCACAGGACGGGATTACTCATCATTCAGCTGTTTGTTCCGGTCGGTTCCGGGACGTTGCTTATCTCCCGGACGGCCGATCAGCTAACGGAGCTATTCGAGTTCAGGGACGACGGAAAGCTGAGTTATTTCGCTGTTTCTTCTGTGCCGGCGGGTGAGACCGATGGCTGGTTACAGCTCAATCTTCAAATTCCTTATCGCGCTCTGTAGCGCACAAAAAACAGGAGGCTCCTGTGAGCTCAGGTGCAAAAGTAGTAGCCGCGTTTATTCGCGAGACAACGCCAGGAATCACGCCTACAGCAGGGGCGTGGAACCTGCTGCGTCGTTCTTCATTTGGTCTGAAACCAACGCAGAACACCAACGACAATGACGAAATCGCTGGTGACCGCATGGCGCAGGGTGTTTCACGCGGCACAGTGGATGTCGGCGGCGATGTCGGCACGCGGTTTCGCTGGAACCAACATGATGATTTTCTTGCCAGCTGTTTCGGTGCCGAATGGCAAAATAACGTGCTGACGATGGGTAACGGTCGCATTACGTTCTCCGTGGCGACTTTTGCCAGTGATGTGGGGATCGCCCAGATTGCCCGCGGTTGCCAGGTCGGCACCTTCCAGATGGAAATCCCGTCCGATGGTGATATCACTGCAACCATTACGTTTGCAGGGCTGGACTGGGAGACGAAGGGGGACGATACCAGCTATTTCACCACGCCGGTGGACTTGGCGGGGGCGCTGCGTTACTCCTTCAAGGAGGTCACCAACATCCGGCTGAATGGTGTTGATGGCGGGACAGGCTTTTGCGTCGACACCTTTAACATTCAGTTCAACAACAATATGCAGACCCAGCGCTGCATCGGTACCGGTTCGGCATTCGCTGGCGCAAACATTCCGACAACCTTTACCCCGTCAGGTCAAATCACGCTGTCATGGTCAAAGGCTGCCTGGGAGGTTTACAAAAAAACGTTCACCGGCGAAACGGTGCCGTTTAGCTTCACGCTGGAGAATGCTGAAGGCGCATATACCTTCGATTTCCCGGAAGTGCAGATCTCAGGCGACTGGCCGGATGCGGGGAGCACTGACATTGTTCAGGTTCAGCTGGATATCACCGCGGCCAATACTCCGCCAACTATCACCCGCGTTCCCAAAGTGCCGGCGACGGCAATCAGTGTTGCGCCAGCCACTTCAACTGGAGCAGTGGGATCTACTGTGACGTTAACCGCCACACTTACGCCAGTTGATTCAACTGATGCCGTCCAGTGGACGTCATCGGATCCGACTATCGCCAGCGTGGTTTCTACCGGGCAGAAAACAGCGAAAGTCACACGTAACGCAGCCGGCACTGCAACCATCACCGGTAAGGCCCGCACCTTTACGGCAACGTCTGAAATCACCGTTACCGCGCCTTAATTTACCTGGCCCGTTCTGCAGTCATCGCGGCTCGGGCTTTTTTGGGAGTCTTTATGCTGATTATTTCTTCTCAAATTGATTTGAACGGAGAACGCTGGTTTTTCCCTTACAAAAAGCCAGCAGGAAGTAAAAAGAAATTCACGCCGGAAGACGAGGCGCTATTTAAACTCCGTCTGCTGGTGGCCAGTAGCGAGAATCCACAATACCGCTCACGCAATGCGCTGGTGCGGCGCCATATCGACAAAATGGACGCGAGCTACCAGGTCGGTACGGATTCTTTCGATCTCGCCAGTGTGGGCGAGATTGACTCGGTTGATGATCTTCTCATCGACAATTGCGCGCGCTTTCTTCTGAAAGACTGGGAGGGCGTGGGGGAACTGGTGGATGGTACGGAGACGGCGGTAGCGTATACACCGGAGCGTGGTGTTGCGTTACTGAAGCAAAACCCCTCTCTGTACTGGCTTATTCTGGCTGAGGCGGCGGCCATTGCCCAGGGTAAGGAGCAGCAGACTCAGGAAACCGTAAAAAAGCCATAGAGGCCCAAAAGTGGCTAAAGGAATTCGCCGGCGACCAGGGCGAGAAAGCAAAGTGGCGCAGGGAGAAACTAAATCTCCCGCCCATTCCAGAGCCTGAAATCGATGCAGTCACTGGGGAGATCCTCAACGCTTACGCCATGATATCGCGCGGCAGGAAGTATGCCGGCATGGCCGGAGTGCCGCTCCCTCTATCCCTGAACGATATTGAGCTTTACCTGGCATCGCGCACCATCCTGATCGACCGCATTGAGTTTGACGCGGCGATACTGGCTCTCGATGATGCCTGGAGGGCTGAGTGGGCCGAAGAGCAGAAAAGACAGGCAAAATTGAAGTAGTCATATCATTGTCTCCATCTATTCCTGTGCTAACCTGTGAGCAAATGTTAATGATGGAGATAGGGATGTGAGACAGCTATTGGTTGTAGTTCTTGGAGTTTTACTGATGTCGGGATGTGCCAATAACATTGGTTTAAATCCTGAGACTAACGTAAGTAAATTTGACGGCGTTAAAACAGTGACTATCCAGCCGCATGGAGCAGATTGCTGTATGTCAATTGGAGCGTTTTGGACAGAAAAAGTGCCTGATATGGCGGTTCTGAACTTAACAACATATGTTAAATATATGAATCTGGAAAGTGCTGAACTTCGTATTGACGACAGAATAATCAAATTACGCCCTGTGGATACATTAACAAAGTTTGAACAAATGATGCCTGGCGATAATGCGGTTAATATGCCAACATCGACGCGAGGTTTTGCTCTCCCACTTTCAGATTTAAAACAAGTTATGACAGCAAAGACGTCAATGATTAGGCTTACCACACTTTCCGATGGGGCTATTGTTGGTACGATTAAAGAGGGCCAGAATGACACCAAGGCTTATTATGCCTTGCAAAGGTTCTTAAGTCAGATCCCCATTAAATGAATTCTCGGAATAATTGACCTAACCTCGCTCCGGCGAGGTTTTTTATTACCCGGAGATAAGTAAATGACTGAACAAACCTCCCGCCTGGCCATTGTTATTGATAGCTCCGGGGCAGAAAAACAGGCTGATAATCTCGCAACTGCACTGGTAAAAATGACACAGGCAGGTGAACGTGCTGCCACCAGCGCAGTGAAGGTGACAAAGGCCACTGATGAAGAAAAACAGTCTCTTTCTGAACTCTTAGATCGTATCGACCCGGTAAACGCTGCCCTGAACAAACTGGATAAACAACAGCAGGATCTTGCGAAATTCAAATCTAAGGGGATGGTAGATGCCGATACATTCGATCTTTATTCAAAGAAAATCGAGGAAACACGAAACAGGCTAACTGGATTTCGTGACGACCTTGGCAAAACCGGCCAATCAGCCGCACAGACTGCCTTTGCCATGCGCATGATCCCGGCTCAGATGACCGACATTATTGTCGGCTTATCTACAGGTCAGTCACCGTTTATGGTGCTTATGCAGCAGGGCGGGCAGTTAAAAGATATGTTTGGTGGTATTGGTCCGGCAATTAAGGGTGTGGGCACCTATGTTATGGGGTTGGTTAACCCTTTCACTCTTGCAGCTGCGGCGGTCGGTTTTCTTGGTCTGGCCTATTACAAAGGCACTCAGGAGCAGGACGAGTTTTATAAGTCTCTCGTTCTCACTGGTAATCTGGTAGGCAAAACTTCCGGTCAACTGGCAGATATGGCGGCCCGTGCATCGGTCGCAGCTAACTCCACAACCGGTGCAGCAGCTTCAACGCTGAATCAGTTGGTGTCATCCGGTAAAGTAGCTGGCGACTCATTGGAGCGCGTGACAACCGCCATTGTTAAGACCAGCGAGGCGACGGGCATTGCTACCGATAAGCTGGTTGGTGATTTCAACGACATTGCTGCTGACCCGGTTGCGGCCATTACCAAACTTAACGACCAGTACCACTTTCTGACACTGGCAACCTACAACCAGATTAAAGCGCTACAGGATGAAGGTAATCAGCAGGATGCTGCACGGGTGGCTACTGATGCCTACGCCAATGCCATGCAGCAGCGTGCGAATGATATTCATCAGAATCTTGGTCTTCTTGAAAGTGCATGGGACTCGCTGGGTAAAACGGCCAAAGGCGCCTGGGATGCGATGCTCAATATTGGGCGTGAACAAACACTAACGGATAAACTTGCCACCTTAAACGAAAATATTGCTGAAGCCCAAAAAGGGCAAAAAGATGGTGGGTTCTGGAACAGTTTTAGCGCGAGGTTTATCAACCTCCCGGAGATGATAAAACAGAGAGATTTGCTCGACTCAGTTGCCAATCTTCAGGGGGATGTAACCAAAGGACAGGCGAAGGCTAAGGAAGCCAAACAGCAAAGAATTAAAACGCAGCAGGAAGCAGATCGCGTTAACCAGCAATATCTGAGCAATGCGGATAAGCGCAATAAAGCTATTAAGCAGCAAAGCGAATTCCTGAAGGCTGGTGCAATTACTGCAGAGCAATATGCAAAAAATGTTTCTCGCATTAACGAGATGTACAAAGATCCGAAACCACCCAAGACGCCAAAGGGGAAAGCATATACCGAGGACGCAGCAACCCGGTTGCTTGATCAGATAAACCAGCAGACCGCTGCCATGCAGTCCCAGCTGGACGCCAGTGATAAGCTTAACAGCGCTACCCAGGCGCGAGTTAAATTCGAACAGCAAATTACTGACCTAAAAACTAAAACTCAACTCACCGCTGACCAGAAGTCGATTCTTTCCCGTTCAGACGAAATACTACAGGCCTATAAGCAACAGGAAGCACTGCAAAACTCCGTTAAAACACTGGATGACTACCGAAAAATGCAGGCGCAAATTGCACCAAAGGAATTGCGCCAAAATGAGACGTTGCAAAAACGCCTCGAAATTCTTCAAAAAATGGTTGAGCTGAAGAAACTGACGCCGGAGGCTGCTGGGAAGCAGGCGAGCGACCTGATTAGTAAATCAGTACTACCGGATTCAGTTATTTCTGGGGTGAATAAGGCTGGCGGAACGCTTACTTCAGGGGCGACAAATAATGACCTGGCAGGGCAAGGTTTGAATTTGATTGGGATGCAAATTGCTCCTCAGCTTCAAATCATAGAAAAGCTGAAACAGGCACAGGCCGACTATGCTATCTGGCTTAACAATCAGGAAAAAATCATCACCCAGAATAGCCAGTTGAATGCGCAGCAGCGCCAGCATGCACTCGACGAACTATATGAAAAGGGTATGCAGAATCAGCAGGCAATCAGCTCCGCTGTTTATATCGCGCAAATGCAATCTGCACAGGAATCGTTTACCAACATCACCGATTCGATGGGGAACATGTTTGGTGAGCAATCCGCAATGTATAAAGCCGCTTTTGTGACACAGAAAGCATTCGCCATTGCACAGGCTTCGCTGCAACTCCCAATGGCAATGGGGCAGGCATTAGCCGGATTACCATTCCCGGCTAACCTCGCAGCTATCGCGCAAGTTATTGGGCTCATGGCTTCGATTACTTCCAGCATAACCAGTGCTGCCGCCGTTGGCTTCGCCTCCGGCGGTTACACAGGCCCCGGTGGTAAGTATCAGCCCGCGGGTATTGTTCACAAAGGAGAGTACGTCTTCGACCAGGCGTCTACGAACCGGATCGGCGTGTCTCAGCTTGAGGCACTTCGAAATGGCCAACCGCTTGATGCAACTCTGGGGCGCACAGGGTTTGGTACTGGTGTTCAGAACGTTAACAGCGATAACCGTAGGCAAACAACTGTACACGCGCCGATTAATCAGGAGTTTCATCTCCAGGGTATTACTCCGGAGCAGTTGAGCGCTACACTCAATCAGAATAATCGACAGCTTTCCAGGCAGTTAAAAGGTGAACTCACAAAAGAGGTTACCATGCCACAAGGGGCTTTTGGCAACGCTCTAAAAGGAAACTATACACGACACGGTCCTAGGTAAGCTAAACTGCATTAGCTGAGACTTGATTAGGTAGGTAAGTCTAACAATCTGAGTAGGTGCAAGAAAACACAAGGATCTTATTAATGGAAGCGTTGTTAACATTTACATTTAAAGACTTTATAGCTTTTATGATTCCTCTTTTTATTGGCGGACTTATCTTCAATAGGAGACGTAAACGTAAGGAGGTCCGAGTGAAGCTTTCATTTCTTTGGCTTGTTTTGATAGTCGGTGGAATTCTTGAAATATGCGATGACATCTACACAACTTATTCCTATAGGCATAATCACTTATATAATAATGATACGCTTACAACCGTGTTTAACTATGATTTTTCAAAAATTGTTTTTTGTGGGATTTTGATTTTTGTTTCTATTGCGCTTCTTCTTCAGGAGTTGCTTTTAAACAAGCAGTCACATTGACGTATATTGCCTGTCGGCACATTGCCCTTTTTTATTTTGATATGGGGCTGTGCCGAAACAATGTAAGCTCCCACTAAAGCCAATGAAATTAATGTATTGATAATGCTGTTTTTTATTTATTTTAGCTCTTAAGGTGAGTTGATAAATATATCACCTTGTGTGTTTGTGTCGATTTAATAAGATTTTTATCTTCATTAATCTGAACCAAAAAATCAGAGATTTCTTCGATTCCATCGTGCTTTATTCTGAAATGAATACCCTCCTGAGGTTAATGGTGAAATTTTATTCGAGATACTTTACCGGGAGACTGCATGACTGATATCTACTACCCACATGACTATCTTCCAATGCCACTGCAGGAAGGATACGGATTCCAGCCTGTAAGCCCGTTAAAACGAACCCAGCTAACCACCGGCCGCGCGCGACAACGCCGGGCATATACGTCAACTCCTACTCAGGCCAGTGTGTCATGGTTTATGGAGACCGACGGTCAGGCTCAGCTGTTTGAAGCCTGGTATAGGGAAAAAATAACGGATGGCGCTGACTGGTTTTTTATGAAGCTACAAACCCCGCTGGGGGTGGAGTTTTATAAATGTCGGTTCACTGATATCTATGAGGGGCCAACACTGGTGGCGCCGATTTACTGGAAGTTCACAGCGACACTAGAACTCTGGAAACGACCTGTTTTGCCTGATGGATGGGGCGATTTTCCTGACTTCATTGTGAACAGCGATATTCTTGATCTTGCAGTTAACAGGGAGTGGCCTGAAGCATGACAAGACTTAACAGGCTGTATGCCAGCAGCGGGCCGGAGGTGATCATTGAAACGCTGCAGATCACCGTTGGCTCAGATGTTCACTATCTGTGCCAGGGGTATGAGGATATTACGGCGACGACGGAGAGCGGCGATACCGTAACGTTTACCGCCTGCGCGATTGACATTGCGCTGCCGGCGCGCAACGCGGACGGTACGCAAGATTTGAAATTCGCCCTGTGCAATGTTGATGGTGTTGTGTCCACGACGATCCGCAATGCCCTGGCTAACAGGTTGTCTGCATCGCTGACATACCGCAGTTTTATCTCCACGGATTTAGCCGCGCCTGCGGCGGTACCGTATACGCTGAAAATCAAGTCGGGTTACTGGACGGCAACAGAGGTTCAGATCACTGCGGGCTATATGAATGTCCTCGATATGGCCTGGCCGCGTTACCGCTACACGCTACCTGTATTCCCCGGACTGCGTTATATCAGCTAAGGAATCCATCATGTTCATCCCTGATAAATACCGTTCAGTCACCTGGCTGAAGGGCGGTCGCGTATATCCGCAACTCGACTGCTTCGGCATTGTGAACGAGATACGCCGCGATTTGGGCTTGCCTCTATGGCCTGATTTTGCCGGGGTCACGAAAGACGACGGCGGCCTCGACCGGGAGGCGCGTCAAATGATGCTTACCCTGGAGCGCTGCGACCCTTGCGAAGGGGCTGGCGTGGCTTGCTATTCCGGCTCAGCCGTCACCCATGTGGGGATTGTCGTCAGTATTGATGGCCTGCTGCATGTGGCGGAATGCAATCCAGGCTCTAACGTAACGTTTCTTCCGTTAGCGCGGTTTAAGCGGCGATTTGTCAAAGTGGAGTTCTGGCAATGACCATTCGTTTTTACCCGTCCCGGCTTCCCGGTGAACCTCTCGAAACGCATGAGCATGGCGTAACCAGCCTTCGAAACTGGCTGGCGGTGAATGTTGAAGGTTACGAGGATCGGGATGTACCGCCGTTAACCATTGAGGTTGACGGTCTGTCCATTCCGCCAGGAGAGTGGGCCACTTGCGTGATCCACCCTGAAAGTGATGTCCGGCTTTATCCGGTGCCCTTCGGGCTGGAGGCCGCCACCATCGCGTGGATAGGTGTCGGCATCTCCGTTGCTGCAGCAGCCTATTCGCTGTTTATGATGAGCAGTATCGATACGGGGGGCTATACATCATCCACAGGGCGCAGTCTCGACCTGAACCCGGCGAAGGCAAATACCGCAAAGCTGGGTGATCCGATTCGCGAGGTGTTTGGCCGGGTGCGTATCTATCCTGATTATGTGGTCCAGCCTGTGACCCGGTTCGACGCTGCTGATCCTACGAAAATGCGCGTCCAGATGCTGTTGTGTCTCGGTGTCGGTGAACTGATTTATACCAATGGTGATATCCGGGTTGGCAGTACGCCAGCTTCAACGCTGCCGGGATTCAGCATCACCTATTTTCCGCCCGGCGCGGACGTTTCCGGCGATGAGCGCAGTGAAAACTGGGTCAACAGTACGGAGGTCGGAGGGACATCATCCGGCACCGGACTGGATATGGCCCAGACGTCGCCGGACGCAGATGACATTATCGCAGACAGCATGACCGTATCCGGTTCGAGCGTAACGTTTACCGGGCTGGATACGGATGATGATGACGATAATGACGAGAACGATAACGCGCTACCGCCCAGCTGGGTCACTGGCGCCGTGGTCGAACTGAAAGCCCCGGCGAACTACCAGATCACTTCGGCGGCTGGATACAGTGTTATCGCAAGCCCGCTGCTGACGGAGATCGCGCCGGTAGTAGGTATGCCGGTAACCCTAGGGTTTAACTCAGTCGATTACGATCTGTTTATCGCGTCATATACCCCCGGTCAGGCTGCAGTGCCTGGCACCGGGGGGAGTGCGGCAAAACTCCAGGCCAGTGCGGCCCCGACCACCTACGATTTTTCGACCAACTCCAGCACGTTCACGATCACCTGGCAGGGGGTTACCTACCCGGTGTCGCTGGTGGCTAACTACGTCTCGATGTCGGGACTGCTGGCGGCAATCACCGAGGGACTCACTGGTTCCGGCCTGGTTGCGCGGGACAACGGCGGCACCGTACTAATAACCGAGTCGGCCAGTCCGTTCGCGGGTGGGGAGATCACGTCCTCTTCGCTGCCTGCAGCTGTTTTCGGTGATGCCCCGGTTTACACCTCCGGCACGGCATCAACCGGCGGCAGCCCGGCGGTAACGGCGAATGTGACGCTTGCCTATAACAGCGCCACGGGAACGGCCTTTTCCGGCATGCCAGAGGGGGTGCAACGGCTTTCACTTGCTCACCGCGGGAATGAGTACCGGATTGTCTCGGCCGACGGCACAACGGCGACAGTGGCGCGCCTGGTTAATGGTGCCGTTGATGAGTCATGGCCGGGATTCACCGCCCGCACGATGATCGACTATGAGGCTTCTGGCCTTAACGACACGCTGAGCTGGCTGGGGCCGTTCCTCGTATGCCCTGAAAATGAAGTGGTGGATGCGTTCGAGGTGAATTTCTCCTTCCCGAACGGCATCTGTGGCTTCGACAGTAAGGGGAAAAAGCGGCTCCGGCATGTTGAGTGGGAGATTCAGTATCGCGTCTACGGTTCCGGATCGGGGTGGGTAAGTCACCAGGGAGAGTACGCGCTTAAAAACATCAACGGGTTAGGTTTCACTGAGCGGATCACCCTCAGTTCTCCGGGACTGGTAGAGGTTCGCTGCCGTCGGCGCAATGAGCAGGGCTCAAACAACGCCAGGGATTCGATGTACTGGCAGGCACTGCGCGGGCGACTGCTGACGCGCCCTTCATCCTATCCCGGCGTGTCGCTGATGGCGGTGACCGTTGAAACGGGGGGCAAATTGGCGGCTCAGTCGGACCGCCGCGTAAACGTTGTGGCCACGCGGGCCTATGACTCAGGAACGGCCAGAACCATTTCTGGGGCGTTGCTGCATGTCGGGAACTCGCTGGGACTGGAGATGGATGTCGACACCATCAACGCGCTGGAGTCTGCATACTGGACGCCACGCGGCGAGTATTTCGACTTTGCTACAGGCGACAGTATCTCGGCGCTGGAAATGCTGCAGATGATAGCCAATGCCGGGAAGTCACGTTTTCTGCTGAGCGATGGCCTGGCGACGGTAAACAGGGAAGGGATTAAGCCCTGGACCGGTGTGATCACTCCTCATGAGATGGTGGAGGAGCTGCAGAGCGGATTTACCGTGCCCTCAGATGATGATTTTGATGGTGTCGACGTGACGTACATCAACGGGACTACCTGGGCAGAGGAGACCGTTAAATGCCGGACGCCTGATAATCCCACGCCGGTGAAAATAGAGAATTACAAACTCGATGGGGTACTGAATCAGGATCACGCCTACCAAATCGGGATGCGTCGCCTGATGAAATACCTGCAGCAGCGGGTGACGTTCCAGACCACTACCGAGCTGGACGCGCTGTGCTACAACACGGGCGATCGCATAGTGCTCACGGATGATATTCCGGGCAACAACACGATTTCCTGTCTGGTAGAGGCGATGACAACGGCTGGTGGCGTGACAACGTTCACCGTTACGGAGCCGCTGGACTGGTCTTTCGAAAACCCCCGTGCGCTGATCCGCTATCAGGATGGTTCTGCATCCGGTCTGATGGTGGCGAGCAGAGTGGGGGATTATCAGTTGTCCGTTCCCCATCTGAGTGATTTTGATGACCCATTGAAGATCGACCAGACTTCACCAGCTATTGAGCCAGTCCGCCTGGTGTTCTGCGGCTCAACGCGTCATGTCTATGACGCCATTGTTGAGGAGATTGCCCCACAATCAGACGGGACGAGTCAGGTTACCGCCAAAGAGTACCGCGCATCCTTCTACGACTACGACAACGCCAGCTATCCCGGCGACGTTGCATAAAACTGAAACATTTCTCAACAACCCGCTTCGGCGGGTTTTTTGTTATAGGGCGACTATGAGCACATATAAAACAAATCATCCGTTGGGGTCTGCGGCTGTCAAAGATCTTTATGACAATGCTGAAAATTTAGATGTTGCTATAAACAGTATTACAGAGGCTATCTGGACAGACCGTCTCGGAAAAGAAAGAAAAACCTGGTTTGGCATGGAGTCCGAGTTTAACTCCGATCAATTGAACAGGTCTGAAACATTTCAGGCTATGATTTCTTCGCAGGAAATTGCATTTGACTACCAGCTCCATCAGCAGGCGCAAATGTTCACTACAGCCATGCTTGAACAGAAAAATGCATGGGATTACCAGATGGAGGACCAGAAAGATGAATTTATCGATCTGCTCACTTCTTCCGGATATTCGTGGCTCAATGATTACATTGATGGCCCAGTGACATTCTTTAATCGTAGTCAGGTAACAGTCTATAATGGCGTGGCATATCGTCTTGCTGCTTCCACTCCTGTTGGCTTCACGACCACAGGAACCAGCGCGGAATCCTGGGCCAATGACAAGGATAAGCTGGTCCCGATCGGCGACAATGATATACGCCAGCAGGTACAGTATCAGCTCGGTAAATGGCTTCCTTCTGCAGCCGCACTGATGCTCAGCGAAGAGGATGCCTCAGCGATTTATGTTCGCGGGTTCTATGGCGTGAATGACGGGGGGGCGGGTACCTGGCTGGCGACAGGGACGACCATCGTCGGTAACGCAGGTAAGCACATTCCTTCAACTGCAAAAATATACAATAAAAACGGTGTTGAATATTCGTTAGATATCTCCAGCGGGGTTATCAATGTGCTGGCTAACGGATTAAAACCCTATACTTATGCACAGTGTAAGGATGAATCAACTGACAATTATGTATGCGCAGCGGAAGCCCATAACGGGATAATTTCTCTGCTTACTCCAGCAGTGTACACATCCAATAATGAAGAAAGTTATACCGGGGGAAGAAGACTTAAAATAAACTTCCCATCTGTAAGGACACGTTTTGGGAAAACATATTTCAAGAAAGCATCTGGTGTCTGCGTAAATGGGAATAATGTAAGGCTAATTCTTTGCGCCGGACCATCAACTAAGTTTTCCACAACTGGTATAAGAATCGACGGATTTAGCCACGGGTATAATGAAATAAAAGATAAATGGGATGCCGTAAACGCCAACCTATACTGGGGGTCGCTCAGCCTGCAGGATTATAAGATGCAGGATATCATTCTAATCGGCGATCATGATATAACGAAAACGGCCAGCGCGTGCACGGGTGGCGTAGGTAACATGACTCTCAACCCTGAAGGCGAAATCGTTTCAGGGGTAAAAGTTAAAGATTTTAACTGGGATCGTGTTGCGATGCCCAGTCAGATTGAAGCGACTTACTTCAATCAGCAGGGTCACGCGTTTGATAATAATGCATTAGATTATAAATATATAACAGATTTCATGGTGAACTCATCTGGTGTCCCCACACGAGCCGGAAATTTTAACCGTGTCAAAGAAGACAATTGTAAGTATGAGTCCGGGAGGCGCGGCGTTTACCGCAACGCCTGCGACTGGACAACCTTAACCAACTGCGAAATCATCAACCGCAGGGCATGGCGGCAGTCCGGAAACGTTGATGGAACTATCCCGGAATACATAGCGGTATGTACCGGAACTGCTATGCACGTTGCTGGGGGGTACTGGGGCCCCGCAGCAGCAAAAGATTATAACGGTCGCCTCGGAACGGTCTATGGGACTGCACAAAACCACGTATTCAGTGGTGTGTACACTGAATGGACTTACAACTTCTACACTGTTTCACGCTGGGGCTTTAACGGCAAGGCAAGCCGACTCTTTAGTCTGCATCTTGATTGCATAAGCACGTATAAAGATGACGCCAGAAATTACTGTATGCTCCGGTTTGAAGGCGGTTGCTTCCCGACAACGGATGATGGTGGTAACTCACTATACCCGGACGGCTTCTATCATTACGATACGCCAAACGGTCTGTCGGGACTGTCATTTAATAGTCCGTTACGCGACTGGGGTGCATTTCATCACGGGGGTTATGATAATAAATTCGGGCCGTATAACTGGTTTGTTGGTGCAGGTACTGACTGGGATTCATGGCGTGACCGGCCTTATGCAAAGGAAATGTTTAACCCATACGGATTTGCGATAAATGCTGGTCCGGCGATGGCCCTATGGGCCAACCCATCTATAAAATCAGAGATAGGGATTTGGATTAAAGACCCGAGCGGAAACTTTGATCCCCAAAGAGTTTACGCCTGGATAACAGCGGCAGGGCAGGAAAGCACAGGCAATACGGATACAGCTCTTTACAAAGCCCAGGCAGAACTGTGGGTTGATTTTAATAACGGGTATAAGTTATTAAAAATAACAAACAAACGCCTTACAGCCTGGGATGGACTGTTTAGTTATCAGCGGAACTGCGGTATTTACTTTGACGTTCCAGCTGATGGAAGCACGCCGATCGTTGTTAAGGCCATCGAGGCTTACACGGGTGGCATACCTGTATTCCCTAACGGCTGCGGAAATTACGTTCCTGAATCAGCCGCAAATAGCATTCTCAGCACAGCCACCAATATAGTAGGAGCGGGATTCTCTATTGGTGGTGGGATTTTTTCACCTGGTGATATTGTTGGCCCATGGGTTCATGCGAGACGGACGAAGTCTGATTACATCATCTCCCCGACGCTGACCAGTGGTTACACGCTGGATCAAAAAATGGTGACAGGTGGTTGCACGCTGGAAGCCGCATTTAAAGTGGCATTCAGCGCGACCGTTGAAACGGTAAATAGTAATGCCACAACAATAATCAGCATACCTGCCGCTTATTTGCCTTACGTTGCTGTGGGAATACCGCTGTATATCACCGGCGGCTCATCAACCGGCGTGACCGGTCAAGTTCGGCTGATTAAGCGTCTGCTGAACAGTGACGGAACATCGTCTAACCGTTACCTCGTACAAGGAAACACCGGGGCGGTGGGTGACACTCTGACCATCGACCAGGCGCAAATTCCGCCGTACACGTTCTATAATGACCGCAACTTCAATGCTGTTACCGCGACGTCAGTGACTGTCAACGGGGTGTCGGTAGCAAACGCCCACAGGTCTACATACTCTTCAGCCATTGGCTATGGTGGCGCGTCAGGAGCTAAAGCCCTGGAGTTCTACGTCAATGGTGGAACCACCTACACGCAAAGGATTGTTGCCACGTCTACGACGGTAATGAGCCTGGAAACCGGCGGGAACTTGTCAGTAAACGGGAATACCTACCCGAATGCTGACGGCACCTATTCGCTTGGCACCCCATCCGGTCGCTGGTCGCAGGTTTTTGCATCGAATAGCGTTATCGGAACGTCAGACGAGACGCATAAAACCCGCCCCCGGGTAGACACCCCGGCGGAAACCGACGCCTATTATGAAATCGGGCAGCTCCCCGGCGTCTGGCAGTGGCTGGAAAAATATATGGTCGAAGGGGAGACGCCCGCCTGCACTCCGGGCCGACCGTGCAGGCGGCGATTGCCGTGATGGATAAGTACGGTCTTGACTGGCGGGAATATTCCGCGTTCTGCTATGACGAGTGGGAAGCACAGGATGCCATCATTGAGACCTGGGATGACGAGTGGGAGGTGATACCCGGCACTCCGGCAGAGCTGGACGAGGAAGGTAACGTGGTTGTTGAGGCGGTACCGGAAACGCGCACCCTCATCAGATCGGCCGGGAGCAATGTTATCCAGGAGGCGCGAGAAGCCGGGAGTGTCTACGCATTTCGTAAGGAGGAACTGCTCTTCTGGATAAGCAGGGCAACCATTGCAAAACAGCAGGATATTGAAAAACGCCTGGCAGCAATTGAAGCCAACATGTCATCGTAATAACTGAGAAATACAAAGGCCATGGATGGCCTTTTGCGAAGTTATACAAACTAAACCGTTTCCATTGATGAATGTAAGGCACCATCTTATATGATGCACTACCATTAACAATGGCGTTATTTTATTATTTGAGGTATTATCTGCACGGCCTCACTGAAATTATTTTCATGGAAAAATAAATTATTTCTTGAATAGGATGATGCCCACACATCAAACATCTCTCTGTCTGATTTAAATCCAAAGTAATGGATGTCCGCGGTTGAACTTCCGATAACATCCCAGATATGTTTATCGGCAAGATGAACTCGCACGCCAATAATAAATATGGTTGATGCCAAATTTACACTTTCACACCACATTTTGTATTGATTTTGTACAAAGTAAGGTGAAACACTGACACGCTTGCCCTCAGCATAAAGAGCCATTGACGGAGCAATGCTGTCTTCCGTCCTACTGAGATGAATGGTTTCTGATTGCGATTTTACCGTGATTGGGCTAAGAATAGCCCCTGATCTTCCATCTGCAAATGTGCACCCTTTGTGTGATACGCCGTTCATACTCGGCCAAAAGTTGCAGGAGCCATGAATCTTAAGTAAATTTAAATCGCGTGGTGTTTTTTTATTTGAATAGCTGACATTGTATAGTATTTTTTTGGCGGAAAGTTCGAAAAGCAAATCATAATTCAAACTGCTGTATATTACATCGCAGTCAATAAGTTCTTTAATTAATTTTAGATAGTTGTTTTTCCTCAGTGGTGTAAATTTAGCAAAGTAACCAGCCATCTCTCTTTGAAATGACATTGCATCACCACCTCTCCTTTTATAATACTCACGCATTCCAGTCTCAAAATTTTCTCTGAATATATTTTTTAGATCGTCCGGAATGTCTTTTGCCGCGCCTCCAATTTTTTCTAATTCGTCGAAAAGCTGATTCCCAAGTGGAGGACAGAAAGGCAAAGTTGCGTTACTTCCGAAACTTGCCCCTGCTCCAAAAAAAACAATGCTGTTCATATAATCACCTTGATAAATTATTTTTTTTGACGTAAATAAGCAATTCACCTATCCCCCTAGCGGAACGAAAAATATGATACAGGATTTATTGGGGGGAGCATAATTGCAAAAAAGCTCAATGTGCAGAAGGAAGGGTATCGAATGATGATGAAGTTCTCGGAGTCGCGATACACGTGATCAACGATATGAGGCAGGATGATAGCCCTGTTTGAAGGCTGGGGCATCAATGGGGCATGGATGGGGCATTTTGAATTGGCAAAGTTCGCCAAAGTTCGCAAACAACGACAATCGATTGTTCTGTCCAACCGCTAAAAACGGCGCTCCTGGACGATATTTGTCGATTTTTAAAATTACCGCGTCACGCAATTGAAGTGGCGGGCATACTCTTCAAGGCTGGTGATGCCAAGGCGCACCCATTTCGGGTGCACCAACTTGGGAAGCCCAATATAAATCAGAACGCGGCGAGGATCTCCTCGGTGCTGCGCACGTGCCAGGGAGAGTCGGTGGCCGTCGCCGGGTAATGACTGAAGATGTGGTGGAGCAGTGCCGCAGAATGCTGGAGAACGGCGCTACCCGGCAGCAGGTGGCTGATGTGACAGGCGTGGACGTGAAAACAATCTACAAGTACCTCCCGGCGACTTGAAGACAAAGATTTCACTACTTTTCCTGATATGTTACGTTTGGCTTAATCAATTCATTCAGCTTTGAAAACAGTTTGGTTTGTTCGTGAACGGTAAGAAAACAATAAGTTTTGAACAATTTTTAACTATTAACAGCAATCTTGTTTCCATCTCAGATACATGGGCAGACTTGTGGGCGTTAATTTTTCACACAGGTTTAAGCGCTGGAAGGCTGCTGAGTATTCGATATGATGATATTGATGATGGCTTGATACTGATACGAAAACAGGGTCACCTGAAAGAGCTACGTGTTGAATCAACCCCTCCAGTGGAGGGGATCATTGCTCGTAGAAGAGAACGCTATCCAGAAGATGTTTTTTTATTTCAGAGCCATTCTAACCGTGTGAAGTACCAACGCCGGCCGGTCACTATAATTGCTTTCAACGCCGCTTTACGTCGCGCCGCTAGATCATTACCAGACGTTAACGTAAGCAGTAGTAGCGCGAGAAACATACCGGACTAACCGCCTGTCCAGTCGCGTGTGGCCGATGTGACAGGCGTGGGGGTGAAGACTATTTACAAATATTTGCCAGTACAATACGGCGATAAAAAATCCCCTTGAGCAGGCACACTCAAGGGGAAAATACTACATAACATCATTGCTGTGTGCGTCTTCGCACACCCCTATCTTCTAAGAAGGCGCCCAAAGCTTCCAGATATTTCTGGTCTGAGCAGTTAAAACATTGGATCGGCGGCCTATGTGATAGGAGGGGGTGAAGACGATTTATAAATATTTTCCAGCCGGTTAAGTTTGCTCACCTGCGAACCGTATGCAAGAGATCGCAGGTGAACAATTTGCTATGAAGGCATTGCCATAGCTGAAAAATTTTAACCTCGCATTGTTCGCAAAACCATCAAACAGCTAAGGCCTGAAAACACTTTCAGACTAACCTTACTCGTTACATCAATGTGTTACGGCAATGACAAAAATTGATAGCCAGAACCTATATTGATCTGTCGCCCTGTTAAAACTACTGTATATAAAAACAGTGTTAATCTGAGCGAGTCAATTATGCAGTTTTACACGCCCATTGAGTTACGTCAGATCATGCTGATCCCGTTGTACAGTGACCTTGTGCAATGTGGTTTTCCAAGCCCTGCACAGGATTACGTTGAGCAACGCATCGATCTGAACGAGTTGCTCGTTAACCACCCCAGTGCGACGTATTTTGTCAAAGCCGCCGGCGACAGCATGAAGGATGCCGGCATAGGAGAAGGTGATCTTCTTGTTGTGGATAGCTCAAGGACAGCAGTTCATGGCGATATCGTTATCGCTGCAGTGGATGGGGAATTCACCGTTAAGAAGCTGCAGCTGCATCCGCGGGTTCAGCTTAACCCAATGAACCCTGCATATTCGCCGATAGTCGTCGGTAGTGAGGACACTCTCGACGTGTTCGGGGTGGTTACGTACATCATCAAATCAGCTGGCTGAGATGTTTGCACTTTGTGATGTGAATTCATTTTATGCATCGTGCGAGACCGTATTTCGTCCTGACCTGAAAGGGCGTCCGGTGGTCGTTCTGTCAAACAACGACGGCTGTGTGATCGCCCGCTCGCAAGAGGCGAAGCCCTTCGTCAAAATGGGCGAGCCTTATTTCAAGCAAAAGGACATGTTTCGCCGGCACGGCATTATCGCGTTTAGCAGCAACTATGAGCTTTATGCCGATATGTCCAACCGAGTGATGACAACGCTGGAGGAACTCTCTCCACGCTGCGAAATTTACAGTATTGATGAGGCATTTTGCGACCTGACAGGAGTTCGGAATTGTCGCGACCTTACCGACTTTGGCAGGGAAATTCGCGAGACGGTTCTGCGCAGGACGCACCTCACGGTCGGTGTCGGCATAGCCCAGACTAAAACCCTGGCAAAGCTGGCCAATCACGCGGCGAAACAGTGGCAGCGACAGACCGGAGGAGTGGTGGATCTGTCTAATCTTGAAAGGCAGAGGAAGTTGATGGCTTTGCTTCCGGTGGATGAGGTATGGGGTGTGGGGCGTCGCATCAGTAAAAAACTGGAGGCCATGGGGATAAAAACCGTCCTGCAGCTGGCGGATACCGATATCAGGTTCATACGGAAGCATTTTAATGTGGTTCTGGAGCGAACCGTGCGGGAGCTGCGTGGAGAACCCTGCCTCGGTCTGGAGGAGTTCGCACCGGTAAAACAGGAGATAGTCTGCAGCCGTTCGTTCGGCGAACGTATCACTGATTACCACGAGATGCGCCAGGCGATATGTTTATACGCATCCCGTGCCGCGGAGAAACTCCGAGGTGAACATCAGTACTGCCGCTTTATCTCTGCGTTCGTCAAAACCAGTCCCTTTGCGCTGAATGAACCCTATTACGGAAACAGCACATCGGTAAAGCTGCTAACGCCTACCCAGGACAGCCGGGACATCATCACCGCGGCGACGAAATGCCTCGATGCAATCTGGAAAAATGGGCATCGTTATCAGAAGGCAGGCGTGATGCTTGGTGATTTCTACAGCCAGGGCGTAGCGCAGCTCAACCTCTTCGACGACAACGCTCCACGGCAGAACAGCGAGAAGTTGATGGAAGTTCTCGATCATCTCAATGCGAAAGACGGACGGGGAACTCTGTATTTTGCAGGGCAGGGGATCCAGACTGCCTGGCAGATGAAGCGGGAAATGCTATCGCCACGTTATACAACCCGGTTTTCAGATCTACCAGTTGTCAGGTGACAGGGTCGATTAGCTCTGCTCCCTGATTCTTCACATTACCCACAGCGCGCGTTACGGCGTGCCATATAAACTTGTCGGCGGGTATAGCCCCGTCGACTGCTATCTCTTCAGCTTCCTTCCCGCCTATATCCTGGCGCATCCATTCACGTGCTGCCTCCGTTGACAAAACCAGTGGCCGGCGGTCGTGAATGTCGACCAGCCCCTGATCGGCCGCAGCGGTCAC